CAGCTTCATGCTATTTCAAATCGACTTGATGATCCCCGAATTGGTAAGATCATTGAGAACTATCTACACGAGCTAGAGGGGATACCTAACGAGAGTTTCAAAGCTCTCACCGCTATGGTTCGTTCGATGGGTAGGTTTGCAAACTTCCAAGTGGATGATAGGATTGCAGACAGGTTAGTTAACACTCTTAACTTCTTTACCTACTCTGCCTCTATACCTTTCCGCGTTGGATTGATAGCTAGAAATTACTTTCAGACTACACTGGCGCTTCCGATTGTAGGCCCCGAAGCTTGGTGGGCAGGAATAAAATCAGCACTAGGTGAGACTTCAGAGGGGTTTTCTAGGGAGGCTATGGCTGCGGCAAAGTTGAGGGCAATTAAAGGTAATGCGTTGAAGGTCAACGTAGTGCCTCTACATGGAGGTACGGAGGCCATCGGTGGTGTAGGTGAAGGTATCTTCGGCCAACTACGCCCCGAGCTTGCCCGAGCTGGCTTCTCAATCAGAGAACTATTCGATAGGGGATTTAGTGCATATAGAAATGGTGACGACTTTGGAAGGGTTGTTGCATTTGAAGCAGGAAGGTTCAGAGTTAATAAACACCTAGGGAAGTATATGAAATCTGGTAGGTCAGCCGACGACCTGGAGGCTTTCAAGATAGCTTCTAAGGTCAAGACTTTCGATGAGACTGTTGAAGCTCAGTTTGAGAAGCTCATTGTAAACGGACAAGAAGATGCTGCTGCGGATCTAATCGGGAAGGAATTAGCAGACAAGGTACACTTTCTATACGGTGACGCTAATCATCCCCCAGGATGGGGAACTGTACCTGGGAGATTATTTGGACAGTTTGGGACTTTCCCTATTCAGTATGCTAATCATGTTGTTGAGGGTTTGACTAGAGGAACAAAAGGTGACATAGCCATGTTTGCAGCAGGACATACTGCTGTGAATTTGAGTATTGTTTCAGCAGGCGCACAGCTATTTGATGCAGACTTAGCTAGTTGGGCATTTCTACCGAGTCTACAATACACAGGTGGACCCTACGCAGAGATTCTATTAAGTTCTGTGGCTGTCGTGGGAGGTAGTGATGCAGAGAGAAGCTTAGCTCTAAGAAATATCCAGATGATGCTTCCTTGGTGGAATAGGCCAAGTATCTTTGTACCGGGATCATACTTTCTCAATGATGTGTTCAGAGCATTTGATGAGGATGATTTTGCCACAGGGCTTGCCCGAGCTTCGGGAGTTAGGTTTCTACACGATGAACCATCTGCGTTGGATGAAGCATTTCAGAATATCCGATCCGGCTTTGGTTGGGTGAATGAGATCATCACGGATAGGCTACCGTAATGCTGCATGACGACGAAGATATTATTGCTCAACTTGTAGCGAGTCTGAGTAGTGGAGCTAAGAGAGTTGGACAAGGGGTAGTAGATACCGCCCAACAGTTTGATGCATTTTCACGCTTAGTAACCGCAGAGAATCTTAGGAAGGTTGCTCAGGAGTTTGGGCCTACAGGGGATGTTAAGGCCCTCGCCGTTGATGCCCCGCGAGATTTCGCAGAGGGCAGAAATGTCATGGGCACTATTGATTTACTTAGTGCTGCGCCTGGAGTCTTTGGCTTTGGTGGGGATGCACTAAGGGTGATCGGAAATGCTCTACGGAGTGGTCTTATTAAAACAGGAGATTTTCTCCATTCTAACAGTAGATCCTTTCAGGCAGTTGGAAATGCATTGGATGAAATTGTACCGGGAATGTCTGTAAGTGAAATAAGATCCCTTGATGATGCTATGGACGTTGCAGAAATACGTCGTCAGATTAAAATACAAAGTGACACAAGGAAATTTACAGGACTTGAGGGGCCTGTTTCTGCTTCGGATGAAGTTGCGTTTTTAGAGCACCGTGTGGATGAGTTGAAGAAAGGTGTAAAAGCTGGTGCCCCTGGACAGACAGAGGGAATAATACTAGAGTTAGCCCAAACTAACAGAGACTTAACTGCTGCTACTAGTAAGCAGGCAAAAGAGTTAGGTGTGTTTGGGTCGATTCAACGGGCAGATCCTAACGCAGTTAAAGGTACTGCTATAGAGGATGAATTCGCTCAAATAGATGCTGAGTTTGACAAATCTCTAGAGTCCTTGGGTGAGTTAATTAAGAAGCGCGTGGGTAGTGGGTCTTAACTATCATTACAGGGATTGTATCTTCTTCTTCCTCAGGGTAGACCATCCAACCCCTATCTCCGGCTAAAGGTTGGTCTGGATTCGGTCCTTCCTTGAGCCATCCCCGCACTATTATATCCTGCTGTTTAATTCTGATCTTCACTTGTTTGGTATTCTCAGTGAAATGTCAGTGGTGCCAGTATCTACTCTCTCAATCTCTCCGATTGTCTTAAGAAGTTCTAGTATCTTTTCCATTTCATCCAGCGGAAGATCATGGAAGAAATACGCTACAATCTTGGATCTTTTAACAGGTGTGTTAGCTGTTATGTAATCCAATACTGAGTACAACATTCCCGAGTAGGGATTCCTACCTAATGATGTCAGCCCACGACTCAGATGTTTCTCTACATCTTCAATTAAACGTAGGGCTCTACTAAAATGTTCGTCTGTTATTATCAGATCATCCCTCTCACATACTGACAACAAGAGGGCAGTTCTTAGGGTGTGGATATGCTTACGAGCTTGGAATGTTTCCGTACCCTTTTCCGTCGGCTGATCTATATATGCAAGATACCACTCCTCCATCCTTTGAGCAAGCTTGTCGCTCTCTGGTTTTGCCCCACCTTTCAAACTTCCCATTCTTTTCAAATCTGTAACTAACTTCTTTTTCATTGCTGCTAGAGCTTTTGTACTTGGCCCTACGTTCTTGTAGAATAAATGTCGTTGGCGGGTCTTGTTCTCAAATATGTAGACAGTTCTAGCCGCGAAACCTCCCCCGACCATATACCCTGTATTCTCCATCATCCAGTCAGGGGTAGTACATCCTAATAGATTCAAACTAGGATTTACTATGATCTCATCCTTATGGGCTCGCGTGGAATGTTCGTACACCCCCGCAGTTTTATCTGTGTCGAACATCTTGGCGAATAGATCATAAGTTTCATCCGGCATCGTGGATACTATATTACCAAACTCCCCTGCTATGACCACGATGGACCCGTCGATAGTCTTACTCATCTTCTCGATGATGGCTACATGCGACCCCGAGGTTGGACCTATGTTTATATAGGAAGGGTCTGAGAAAGCTATATTATCATTCAGAGCCTCTAGAAGATCCTGACAATAGCCTGCACTTGTAGACTTCCTCACCGCACCGGGTGGACCCACAAACATCACATACGACGTAGGGTATATATCGTAGTGCTTTGTGTATTCTTTGTCGAACCTGACTTTCTTCTTTAGGACGGCTGATATGGTGAATAACGCCGTCCATGTAAGGAGCTTCTCTGACGCCTCACTTACAGGCATCGTCCAGTCTAAGAAACTTTGAAGCCAGTCTTTACAAGCTCTTGGCTTCATCAACTATAGCCTTCTAACTTACCCCAATTTTGTCCGAAACTTGCTTCTACTGGAATACTGAATGTTCTGTTGTGTATGGTAAGCTCCGAAGTTAATGCTTCAATTACAGATGGAATTACCTCGTCACGGTATTCGATATTGTACTGCGTGAGAATAGAATCGTGAGTTTGAGCCAGGATCTTAAAGCCCCAAGCCCCCATCTTCACGAACATATGATAGACTTTAAGGAATCCACGATTGATATAATCTACCGATGTGGATTGTGGCACATAAGCTGTGGCTTCTTTGAATAGAGATTGACCCCAAGCATCGTGAAACTGGAGCACTCTCCCATAAGGTGTCTTGAGAGTTCGTGTAGCTTCTAGTTGTCGGGTTATGTCCGGCCACCAGCCATTCTTAATCATAAAATACTTATCGTGCCAGATCCTTTGAGCTTCTTTAACTTGGGCAGCGGTGACTGTTACCTTGGTATCTTCGGCTTCTTCGTTGATAACTTCTGCTCCCATAAGATGTCCCATGCGGTAGGCTGTAGCGTGATTTGTACGCTTTCCGACATATCTAATCTTAAACGAGAGCCCTTCTTTATTTCTAACAATCCAATCCACTTCCAGAGGCTTGCCGAAAGCCGAAGAAATAGCAGCAGCCGTCTCCGCATGAAAATCGAGTCCCTCTGTATGTATACGAAGAAGCTCTGGATCTTGTGATAAGTGTGCATATACCCAACTTTCTCCTCTCTCTAGATCAAACTCTGCAAGCTCGCATCCTTTGTCTGCGATGTACATAGACTTTGTTTCTTTGGGAACTGTAGCAGAGTTTATTCCTGTGCCCCATTGGGTCTTAGAATGTGAGAATCTAGCGGTTTTGGTCCCACCTACCGAAGCCGTACCTCGAAGCCGACCATCAACGTCCTCAAAATCAGTAGGACCACCTAGCTCCCCTTTGATTATTTGAAGCCCAAGATAGGAGGAGATTTGTTTCCTCACTCCCCTAATCTTTAAGATGTAATAACAGGCTATGTATCCTTGGTGCCATTTATACTTAGCACTTTCTTGCGTTAGAGTATCTATCTTATGTTTGCACTCAGCCATTAGAGATCGTAAGGCAGTTTCATCAGCTATCAACTTCTTCTTTCTTGTACGTCTTGGCAGACCAAGATGCCCATAGAGTAGATTGGGCACAGACTTAGGCCCCGCCTTAGATTCGACGTTAAGGTGACCGCCTATCACATAGTCCAGCCGCTCTTGGTAATCTGTCCATCTGGCTAGTGCTAAATCTTGGAGCTTTTTCTTTTCTTTCTGGTCAATACGAATACCAACTTCCATCATAGCATGGACAGGTTCCAGCATTAGATGGTCGAATTGGCATGGGTTAGAATATGTGGGAATCTCAGGTTTTGACATTGTAGAGAACCTCTTCCCAAACCAAGCCATCCTCTACTCTCAAGGGGATAACAAGTGAAGGGTTGAGATTCTCGTCTAGCACTATCTGTAGCCTTCCTTTACCTACGAGGTTACTTTCTATCAGTATCAGTATGATAGAGTCTAACGCTAACTGTGTTCGTGCGATTCTTTGGTTATGGTGTACTACGGCTGGATCAAGAGATTCCTCAGCCATTAAACTTTACTCCTAGTTTATGTTCTACTATACTACGCATGTCGGATAGATGTTGTACACCTGGATGTGGCTGATCTAAGTCGTCACCAAAGAAGTCTGCTAGGGCTTTATACAACACCACTAATATATCAGGGAAGTCCTCTAGCATTTCCTGTCGGAATACAAAGAAGGGTTCTATTATTCCTCCCTCTTTACGATCTGTGATAAGACCGTGTTGGGAGAATATAGTATCTTTGCGTGGTGTTCTACTGTACAGAAGGATCTCAACAGCTCTATGTCTGTCGTCTACAAACACAGTACATCTTTCACTTCCCTCTGACGCACTACCATGACGTTTCTCGAATCGTCTAATCATATTAGCCTCATGTCACGAGTTAACTCCCACCTATCTTCTGGCCTTACAAATTCTACTTCTGCCAGGGCAAACCAGTCAGATTCTTCTGGTATATCTACTACCTTTGTCCCACCCATACTATTGGATAGAATGGTATTAGACTCATGGGTGTATCCCTTAGCTACTATCATACCTTTTCCATAGAGAAAAAGGGGAACGGGATTTAGTCTTGAAGCTATTGCTACCCCCCATTGAGCAGGAGGTTGACATAAAAAAATATCTAGGCCCATATCAGTGCCTAGAACATGGTCAATATAGATTTGCCTATCTCCACCCCTTTTCCAGTCACCTAATTCTTTTAATACATACTTGATGGCTCTGGTATTTCTAGGATCAACTAGAATATCTATATCACTTACATACTTTTCAAATCTTCCTAGAGATCCAAGATGGGTAAACTTATTAATATGAGGGTCAAGTTTAAGGATAACTTCTGCTGCGACTTGGAACGCTTTTGCAAGGGGAAAGAGGGTTTTGCCTGGTCTGTTCATGGCATGGAACCGAGTGTAGGTCTTTTGGTTATGTCCAGTCTGAACTTCTCTGTTGGATCTAGCCTTCTCAATGCTCCTCTAAATACTTCTGTTATCTGAAAGAGATTGAATGCTTCAGCATCTAATCCTTCTGGAGGAGGGTCATCCAGGTCTGCGTTCATTACATAAACTTCCTTATTGTCTATTATCATCTGTATACGGATTATCATGGAACCCTCGTTGGTTTGACGGTAACTAGCTCCTCGGATACCACATCACTAGGGAGTCCATGCTTGCAGATGTTTCTCCAATGAGAGGGAGAATAGTAAGTAGCCTGCACCTCTATCTTATGGGATATGAATTTGAATCTCTTTGCAAGGTAATGTCTGATCGAACTACAAGCATCTGTTCTACGCCCAACCTTCATCATCATTAGGTCCTTGCTTTTCTTTTGCTTCCGTTTCATTTGAATATCACCTTTATCTCAGGCATCTGCCCGAGTGCAGTTATATGGGTTACAACGGTATCCTTCATGTTGTAGTTCCACAAAATCTCTAAGTCTCCAGTTTCTCTAGACTCTGTTCTTTCTTCTTTGTAGTAGGGCATACGAGTATACAGACTTGTAAGGAACCCCAAGTTCCTGGGATAATCGGGGTAGATACTCGCACTAGCCACATAAGTGTCCCACCCTTTTCCTCCGTAGAATCCTCCAACATTCCATCCATTAAACCTCTTCATAAACCCAATGTCATGCGTACCGAATTGGAATATCTTTGGGACATCTGATTCCCATACTTCTTTAGAGAACCTTAATAGATCATGGCGTTTGTATGTTTGGCAGACGGCTGACATCTTCCCGTCCTTCTCCCATGCCCACCCTATGCAAGAGTACCGCCCGCCCCTGAAATTCTCAATATCTAAAGAAACCCAATCAGCAGAGATAGCATCATGGGCTAGGTCGTATAGTATATCTGACTCAGGGTTTATGTACTTCTCATATTCAGGGTGTCTTAGCTCAGGATACTCACTATCCTCAATCGCGTGCATTATATCAATTAAAAATACAGGATTCCATTTCCAAACTCTGCGGATATATGAGGGGTGGTATGAGCAGAATACCTTCCTCCCTTCACCCCAACGCTCAAGGGTAGGGAGCCTCGAACCACGGCAGTTTGTAATGCCGGAGCCTGGTGTGAGTTTTCCATTCATCCTACCCATCACGCCAGTAAGGAAGTACATGGGCCACGCGCCTAGGGCTAGGATCACGTTGGGATTGGTCCGTTTGATTTCTTCCTCTAGCTCATCCAAGCCATCTTCTAACTGGCTGGTTCCTAGCAGGATATTAAACTTATTATCTGGGGGACGATACTTACAGAGGTTTGCTAACTTCACTTCGCTTCTAGCTATTCCCTTTCTTGCAAAATAGTCTGTTAGTAGCTCTCCAGCCTTTCCCACAAAGGGACGGCCTTGTCCTACTTCTTCTCCACCGGGAGCTTCACCCACACAGAGGATTTTATAGTCGCTCTTTGGTCCTTCAAATGGAACCCGCTGAGTGCCTATCCCCATCAGTTGATCTTAGGTAGTGGACCCTTGCCTATTGGAATTATCATCTGATCATCTTCTGGACCTTTGAGTCTTTCTTGTAATTCTAAGGTTGCTAGATGCAGCATCCCAAAGCATATGATCGCATCTGGAACACTAGCCTTAACTCTGATTTGCTTTCCGTCAAACTCTATGAGGATCTTATATGTTTCTTTGGTCACCGAATACCTCCTCATACAGTTCTTTGGAAGAGTTGGTGGCTTCTTGGTCTGCTATCATACCATCCAGCAGGGCCAAATAAACTCTAGCATCAGCTATCCTACCGTGGATACTCTCACGCTGATTTTTGTGGCCCAGAATAAAAGCTGTTATTCCATCCACATGCTTAAGGAAGAATACCCACAGAACTTCTTCTGGTTTTAGATTTAGGGCAGAGCCAATACGCTCAAAGTTTGCGAAGGCATTAATATCAATGTGAGCATATTCCTTTTGTCCTGCTTCCCTTAACCCAAATTCATTCTGGACCATATCTGCCATGTGGTCTGCCATTTCTTCCTTATTCATATATACTAACCTCCTCGTCTGGTTCCTCTGACTCAAGCATCTTTTCATACAAGTTAAACATCTCCCTACTATGCTGCGACGACATAAAGACTCCCTCGATCCACTTACAGTTAATGATACAGGGTGCCCCGAAGATGTCTATTGTCCTGTGGGTAGTTTTCAATCGCATAGCTACTTCGATTGCATCTAGATCCCCCTCTGGGAGCGAGAAGGCTACGTCACTACTAGAGATCACCCGTAGAAACGTCCTAGGAATTTCCATTAGAATTCAAAGCCCTCGGCCATGGTGATAGATTCAATACGTTCTAAGAGAGATTGTTCAATCTCCTTGAGCATAGGCATTTCAAAACCGTAAATAACATACAGCTCACCAAAGCGGGCTTGAATCAGTCGCTTCACTGTGATTGTGTCCATTAGGATCACATCACTATTAACCACCTTAGCAATTATGAATGGCTCAGGAACCACATAGAATTCTCCACCATCTGCAAAGGTAAGTTTATCCCCCGAGTATCCATTAAACATAACGTGGTCAGATGTTTCTAGATTCTCTCTTACGTCTGGACCTAGGTCTGTAACGATACCTTGATTAACTCGACGCCGGACGGAATCGGGAATAAAGATGGAACCTATCTTTTCGTCAGGATAGATCGGGTGGACAATCACATCGTTTCCAATGGCTACGGGCATCATGTATCAATATCCCCTGTGAGTAGATCCTCTAAAAAATCATACAATTCATCTTCCATTTCTGGACCGTTACCAGAGATTAGCCAGTGGACGTAAGCAGAATCACTTGCAACTACGTCACCCCAAGGCACACCGCAATACTTAGGAAAGGGACAAGTTTCAAATGTCCCACCTTCATTTCTGTCCATCGGATCGAATTTCATAAAGCTGGGCGGGGACTCGAACCCCTGACTAAACTCCCATAGATTTAGCCGCAAACCTGCGCCCGGCTTACCGGGACTTAACTAGCTCTCGGTATTGCTACTGCCGCTACTCCCCATTTACCGTCAACCTGCATAGCACGACAAACAGGAACAAGGTTGAGATTCCTCTTGAGGTAGTAATTCGTACCAGAAGAATGAATGGAAGTTCTCAACTGAGCAGCCTCCCCCTCATCCTCACACTGTACGAAGAAATGCTTAGGAGGCTCATCATTCTCAGGAATGATCGCATCCCACGGATACTTCGACTTCTTAATAACAGGGGGCATCGTTAGCCCCGACCCTACCACAATAGGGCGGTCCTTTATTTCCCTTTTACCAGCCATGATTTCTTTCCTTTTAAGAGTTGATCGTCTACAACTATGGGAATTTATAACTTCACGCTGCTACTGGAGCCCACGAACCATAGTCCTGATTCTCGTAGACTTCCCCATCTCTCTCTACAACTTCCTTAGAAAGAGTCACATCTATCAGCCTATCTACAAGCTGATCCCAACCGTTACCAAGTTCCTCAAATGCATCTGCATCCTGACCAACTTCTCCGTTGATAATCCAGCTATACTTCTGGAAAAGCTTTGCGTTTGCATCCTTTTCTTCCTTACGCCTGAACCCGCAAGCAGCCATGATGAAAGGCTTGCAGAATTTCCATCCACCTTCAGTCCTTGTGTAGCAGGAATAAGGTGTGACAGTCTTTCCAGCGATCTTGTCAGTTTGAAGCTCACCATCGTCGTCATACTGACCGACCATTTCAAGACCATATCTCACACCGCAGGAAATGTACACATCTCCGGTGTCAGGGTGTTTGGCTTCACGCATGAAGGCAGTCCTCTTGATGATCTTGACCTGGTAACGTCCCTTTTCAAAGATAGGGATGTTAGCCTCAACGCTGGTAAAATCCGGCTCAAAAATTGGTGACATGATACTACTCCGTGAAATGAAATTATACTACACGACTAGGTACTTCTATGGGATTAGTTCATTTGCTTCCTCCTACGGCCTTCGCCTGTGCTTGGAACTTTATAATAGTCTTAGAGATATTAGGATCTTGATAGTCATTAGATACTATACCACCAAGGCGTGTACCCGCTATGATCTCATACGGAGAGTCTGAAGCTATAGTCCTCGCCTCAAACTTTTGTCCATTCTTCGTCATACGCCACACATTGTCAAACTTCTGTGCAATCCTAGTTCTCTGTTTACCTACAAACAATGGACGTATACCTATAAGGTCTGGTAATTGAGTCTTTCTATTAGCCTTCTGTACCTCATACTCATGGGCTATAAAAATTATATTCTTATCAATATCAAACATCCAACTTACCCATTGGCTCATTAAAGATTGAGCACCCTTCCAGTCGGAGTCGAAGGGCGCAAGAATCCCGTGTTTCATGTAGGCTTCCCAGGTAGAATAACCCTCTGCCCCAGGACTCCTAGTATCATTGGATATGTGGATGGTTTTGTTCATCTGGAAATCTTGGAGATTCGTAGCGTTGTCTAGGACAAGAGTCTCAAAGGTTCCAGTTTTGGAAGGGAAATTCTCTTTGGCATCTAGTTCCAAAGCTTCATCTAGGCAACGGGATACGGCATCACACCCAATAGGGTCTTTAACCTTACCCATCTTCCCGATGGTTTCACTGACATAATCAGTAACTAAATCTTTCTTGCCATGCTTATCTTGGAAGTGCTTTCCAAAGTAGGTCTTGACTTCATTGTCTCCACCCACACCTAAATGATAAATAGGCTCAGGAGAAGTTAAAGCAGTAAATGTCTTGCCTGTTTTTGGAGCCCCGTAGATGAGGAATTTCTCCCTACCGTCTAAAATCTCGGGACTAATCGGTGATGGCATCTTCGTCCTTTATGGGATGTAGTGGGATTGACTCGGTAGAAATTTCTTCCATAACTTTTAGGGGATCTTCGCCACGTTGTACTCGTTTGATTAACTTGTAGACGTTGTGTATCGGTTGAGGATACATTCCATCTGGAACACCAATCTCTTTGAGAATCATATCTAAGGTCAACCTAAGTGTAGCCCGCTCATGTTGTCTTACTTGGGTCTTTTCCCTAGTTAGATGCTCTCTGATATAGGCTGCATCTTTGTCAGTAAACTTGATCTTGAACTTGATTCCAGAGTGTGACTTATCGCCTAGTTCTAATACAATCCAGAAAGGGTCTTTGAAGGTTACGCCTAGGACTTTACCCTCTAAGACTGTCGTTTGGATCATTACTTATTCCTCCTTCGACTAAGCCTAGATTGCTTACGAGACTTTTTCTTGCGAAGTATAGCTTTAGGAGATAGATGTTTGAAGAAGAATCTACTTCCAGCTTCGTTGTCTAGGATAACTGCGTGGCCCTGTTGGGCTCGGCGTCTTGCACTCATAGAGTACCTCCACCTGTCCTTATTAGTTTACTGACTTCTTCATATTTCTTTCCGAGAACTTTTCTTAGCTTCTCTCTAACCATGTACGCTGATTCCATTGGCTGTAGATGTTCTGGCCCAGGAATCTGTCTCCACATTCCACCTGAATTTATGTTAGATACCCACATAGATCCATCATCACACAATGCTACCAAAAGAGATAGGGGTGTACTCATGTTATCCATACCAGGTTCAACTATAGATGTTAACTGGATAACCTTTCTATCTGTGTCGTCTTGTAAAAACATTATGAAACCAACAGGTAAACGAGGACCGTAGCACAAATTATGAAGTATATAACATCACTTTCCTGCGTCATAACTCGGACTCCTCTGCGTCAGGATCAGCAAAATCCCAATGGGAATACACAGTGTAATTCTCTAACCATTTTTCCATCATATAGGCACTACTCCCGTTTTCCTCACAAAGATCAAAGTATGGGCAACGTCCAAAATCTTGACAGGCTATCGTGCGTTGAGGAAATGCTAAGTATCCTAGTTCCTCTACTCTAGACCACATCATCACGATCATCTGACGTTCCATCATACGAGAGGCAAGCCAAGCTTCCTGTTGGCCTCGTGTGTATGTGAAATGATGCTGGTGAATCTCTGGCCCTTTGGTCTTGGTATTATATAGAGTCTCCACTAATACCTCAAACTCCTCGCCGCGTAGCATCTCACCGCCCCACTTATAACCCTGCATTTGGCTGCTAGGATTAAACTTGTCCTTATATTTGTCACCCATTCTGGACGTAGATTTGAAGTCCTTAATCATGTCCTTGTCATTGAGTGTTATATACTTTATAAACTGGTCAACTCTCCCACCATGACGGGCCTGGACATAGGTTCCTTCCCTACATTTAATACAAGTCTCGCCTTCTTTCTCTGTGATACTTGTCCATCCACATGAAAGGCAGATAACAAACGGAAGTTCAATATCAAATGAATCCTCGGAACGAGTAACTAGGATAGTTCCTTTAGTCATCTGTTCTTCAATTCTTGTTCTAGCTAGATTACAAGATTCGTATAACCTGAGCATATTTAGATAGGCCCACTTACTATCAGCAGGAGGCAATTCTAACAATTCTGCTGCCTCGGTTCTAGCTGCCTCGTGGATGGCATCAGTCATTCCTGAGCCAGATTCTTTCATAGCTAGTTCTGCAAGCTCTCTATACTTATGGTAGGCTAGACCAAATTTGATTGGATAAGACACACCAATAGAACCACGACGTAGGCCATACCTAATGAACCCGCGTCTAGGGCATCTACCGTATTCAGTCTCCGTGGAATCATCCGATATTTCCTCGAAGGGATACATCGGAAGTGATACCTTCCACTTCTTAGTATTTATCTTAGTCTCAACCTTCATCTTCGTCCTCTACATAATCATTCATTTCTGCGGCTGCTGATTCCACCGCTTCAGATACTTCTCCATCTAAGACTGTATGGTCATGTAGTTCATTAAACTTCTTGAGAGATAAATTCAAAAAAAATTTCAACATCCCTCGACTAGGAAATATCAACTTGAATTCATCGACAGCAACCTTATCAAGCTCGATGGTGGTTTTGTAATACTCAATCATCATGCTTCATGGTAGGATGTACCAAGAGTCAGGGTCAGATTCGTAGGACCATTTCATCTTGTTAGCGGCTAGGTCCACTAGGAATATACTTTCCATTAAGGTCCAATGAAAGTACACTCTCCACCATTGAGGGGAGAAGTTGTAATGGACCAACGCCACACTACACTGAAGCGCCACTGTCGCCCCCTGCGTCAATGATCTGTTTCATTTCATCTACGCTCATATCTGCTGGAGCGTGAAACTCTCCCCCTTCTGCAAATCTTACGACCACTCGCTCATAGGGGGTGGAATACCAAATGCGGCGAACATCTTCCACTGTCACATACTCAGGATTGCCGTCATGGTTGATAAGACGTATGAGAGTCACGGTTGGTTATCCATCCTTTAATCCATTCATATGCGGCCACATCCAAGCTGGTCTACAATGATACCACCATGTTATTGGAATATCTTTTTGAGGAACCAACGCCACACTCCCACACCAATGCTCAGGATCATCGTGATATGTGTTGCAGCGTTTACATTTTACTAACTCTGAGATACCTGCCAACTTTCTTTCTGCTTTTCTAAGTGGAGAGTCATTAAGATAGACTACTTCGTAAGGCTTCTTAGTACCCTCTGCATAGAATTCATAGTGACTACTATATACATCATCATCCCTCATTTCTTGTGTTACAAATTTATCATACTTACTGTACCACTTCTTCATCTTATCTAAATCTTCGGGCTTACTTGGAGTTAGATCATCAAGGATTAAGAATTTATTCATCGGGTGTCCAATACAATTCTGCGTATTCCACTTTCGTACTCAACGTAATTCCCTTGTCCTCGTGGTCCATAAATCCCCAATCATTAGTCTTAGTCCAATCGAATAACTTCTGCTTATCCTCTGGCTTTAGAATAACATTCGGGAATCGTAGCTCAACATACCCTTGCTTCTCACCCTCTAGAGCCCCGGCAAGTACATCAAATAGATTCACGCCGGATTCTATTGTTCCTTTGACGACTCTATTATTGCTTCCACTATCCGAAACAGTGTCCTCCCCAACAGCAACCCCAACGGGACCGCGAGTATATTCAGCGACAACAGCATCGTGTTCCACCTTAAATTTGAAGTTATGGAAAATAGAATCGTAGTAGTGTTTTAAGTCTTGGAATTTTTTAGACGCAAGGACGGCCTCGCGTAGCTTGTAGGCAAGCTTGGTAGGATTAGTGGTTTCAAACCGGAAGTTTTCCTTAGCTTCTAACAACTGATCTAGCTGAGGTTTATTCCGATTGACCGCGTGGCGAGTAAGATTATAACCCATTGGGTCTTATGGGACGAGGATAATGTCCTTCAAGCTTCTTGTATTCTTCACGGAAGGATTCTTTTGCATCCAACCAGCGACCTTTATGCTTACACAGTTTGAGTATTGCAAAGAGGTGTCTTATTGGAGAGCAATCGTCGAAGAAGGTTTTGTGCTCCCGCCAAATCTTGTTAAAAGCTGATCTAACTAACATAATTTACCCTCTCTGGAAAATCTTTGTAAATTTCCATAAATGCATTTCTTAAGCCTGGCTTGAGTAGCTCGTGAAATGTGTCCCGCGTTACCTCACCTAGTTTATCGTAGGCTGGATCATCTAGTAGGTCTGTAATGGGTTGGACGTACAATCTCTCTGCTAACAACGCCGAGCACAGTACACCCGCCGCAACCCGATTACGGACTAGGGTTAGAAACTTTCTTCGACTTAGCATCTAAGACCTCCCCATGTGAATTAAACCTACAATCACACGCCGAACAATTATATTCCCATTCGTTAGTTGTCGCTAGTAGATATATTTCTACGTATTGTTTGCAATTTGGGCATATCTCTTTCAGGTACATCATCTTCTCCTGCTGCTGCTCTTGCCTCGTCAATTAAAGCTGCATCGTGGTCTGATAGAAGCGAAAGTTTGTCTAATCTTTCCAGCCAAATCTGTTCATGTTCTCCTCTACCTGGTCCTAATATCTCATCCACATCTTGTACAGAGTAGTGTATAGAATAAATGAACGCATTCATTTTCTTCACAGTAGTAATCATATCGACGTTGTTGGTATCTTCGCATGATTGTACTATAAAGTAACTCAACATTCCCATACAATAACATAGGAGATCCCAATGTAGGGGTTGTTGAGCGGCCTCTTTATAATCTTCTAGACCTAGGGCTCTGATTATGAATGTGTTAATTAAATCTTGACGTTCCTCTATGGACAAATGTTTTGCATCGACAACCTCCATCCTAGATGTGATGGTTTCTTCGAGAGTTTGCTTCAATGGTTTTGGAACGTAGTGGAGACAATTACACTTAGGGCAACTCCCACCGGGATGGTGGTGTCCACAGAGACAGTACACTTTGGTCACTTGGTTGGCACCAACTCCCGCTCTTTCTCTGTCTCTTTCTTTTCTGGCTGCGGCTGCGTGTGGGGCGTTTTCTGTGGAATTACTTCGGGCTCGATCTCATGCTCTCTGATTGGCAATCCGATGTCACTCATTTTGATCTCCTCTTATTAAGTCAACTGCAACACCGTGACCTCTACTCGCTTCATCCCATGTACAATATCTCTCTTGGTATCCATCGTTTTCTCCACCAAAGATCATCGTTTCAAATAGGAGTGGTGGACCAGCACGACCATATCCATGATCTAGACCAAGAAAAACTGTTGAGATTCTTACATCCCCAATATTGGTAACGTCCACATGACGATTAGTATATTCCAGGGCTCTAGCACCTGTCAGAAGATCCACCTTAAAAGGATTATGTTTCTCATCGAGAATATACCAATCAATCATTTGTGAATCCTTTCTCTGAGGTATCGTACATACTCTGGACTAGGTAATCTTACAGATCCTACTGCTTCACCATCTACTGTAATAGTAGCGTAGTGTACATCTGGTTCATCTTCATTTGAGGCTACAGAATTAAGCTTAACTATCCACTCACATTCTTCTGGTGGTTTAAGCTCCTCCTTTTTTGCCCCATCATATCCTGATGTTGACGGTATGCTACCCACTCTTGTTTACCTCCTCTATCCTATCTTTAGCTACCTTGAGATACCCCGGTATAACAAAGTTGAATAGCATCCCCTCCGTTATAGGGAATTTGTCATATTCTTTTGAAAATGGTGCAAGAATATTCCCTAATTCTACAGCATGATTGTGTAGTCTCTCGTAGTCAAGATCCATTTGTGAATCCTTATCACTCATCTGGTTCTAACCTGTCATAGTCTGGAAACTTATAAGGCTTCTTCATCATACCCTTCGGTTGCCAAATTATAGGCAACTCGCGCATAGCATCGTACTCGTCTAGTGATATAGCTAGTGTAGCAGATGTAGGGAGTGCTTTTTTATCGTACAACTCCATTACATTCTTTCTATCAATAGTTATATCTATCATATACTTATGAATCCCACTCTCTCCACACACAGTAGTCTGCTCAAATAACTTTGCCCATATGTAATAGGCAATCTGTTTGTCCTCTTTCCAGTAATGCTCTACCCATTCGATGTAGTCTGTACCCAACAAAAACATAAGTTTTGCAGGCTTCTTACCAACTACATCTGTGCCATGTCTGTATAGTATATTTTTACTCATATTATTTTAAGGGGCTTTCACACCGTAGTCGGACCCATGCTTACGTTCGGGGAGCCACCCCCTGCTGTGACCCGATTAATCTTATCACCGTAATTGTAGCCACCAATTACAAGAATCTACTATGCTACTAACCCCATTGGAGGGGTGAGGATTTGAACCTCACTAGGCAACGGCGGAACCCCACAGTTCTTTACCGCACCTTCCGGGTGATTTCTCCCCTCCATTAAATCAATCCCAAGGACACCAAACGAGATGGATTCCTCTGGCTTCAAAGTAAGGTTGCATTTCTTTGATTCTGTCAAACGGAGTGTAATCAGCATCACCAGACTGATCGTTGAGTTTCATTACTGTATTACAATCGTTGTTCTCCTCAATGTTGTGTCTTTTCACGCCCCATTCTGGGCACTCCACGAGCCAATCGTCATAGAATCCATCAAACTCACCCTGTCGCATATCAAATAAAACATCCGCGTCTATATCCGTTAACAGAGAGATACCAACTAAGTGTTCTATCTCAACACCGCGATCTCTTGCATCAATTCCCATGATACATCCACAGAAATCTCCATTCTGTAACTCACCCAAAATCCCTTTCGCGGGTTCTCCTCTGATCCATTCAGAGTTTTTCACCAAAAGCTTTCTCATCATAATCCTCCTATGGGAACGAGAAATAGTACAAAAGAGAGGCCCGGAATCGAACCGGGAGATCATCGCTTTGGATGTGATCGCCTCCTAAGTTCCTAGCTTTTTCTGTGCAGCAGAATCGCAGCTAGGCCCCCCTAGGCACTCTCAGCGTTTCACCAATAAACATTACACACACTTGTTGGGTTCGACGGGATATTACTTCCCGTCTAATCTCTCATAATACACCTCCTTTTCTTCTAGCTTTTCTTTGTGTCTGTTTTCTTCTAGATGTGTGAGACAGAAGAACTCTCCACCTTCAGCAGCTCTGTAACACTCATCTTCTTCCCATTGACACTTAGCCATTATGTTTATCCTTCCCCCGAACGCTGTTTTAATTGAATTTCTTTACAATCATCCAGTGCCCGTTCAAGAAAATCTACGAAAGCATCTGTCGTAGCAAAGAAAGTTAGGTTAGGTTTTCCATTCACCCAAACCTGCACTTGATTTCCATGTGATGAAAAAAATTTCATCGGCGTAAATTGTCCAACAGCATACGCCTTGAGTTCTACTATCATTCGTCTTGATAGAGATTGAGGAAATCACTCAATCGAATCACACTCACAGGACAATGGTATCTAGCTTCCAGTTTATCAGCAGCTATTTTGTAATCCGCATAAACTACCCTTCCCTCGTGGGAGCCCATAGCCGCATTTGCTGCTTGTACCTGCAATCCACCAGAAATCTGTGCTACGAGCATCCAAAGCTCCTCGACAATACATATCTGAGCCCGGTATCCATACTCATGCTCAACAACATGGCCTGAGCTACCAATTAAACCTACAGCCTGACCAATTTGTAGTCTGTGGAGTCCATTGAGTAGTTCAACAGACTTGTAGGAATAAATTCCATAATCATGGTATGGATCGTTACTGACTCTCAACGCACCACGAGTTCTTACAGGATTCCACGAACACACTCTAGCAAGCTTTCCATTCTGCATCTTTTTCGTAGTTTGTGTCGGAGATTCCCAAACCATCTGTGCCGATGCGGAATATAACATCACATCCGGCCATTCAATACTCCAAGACCTCCACCCTACTAGGGGCTTAGTCCCTTTCTGTGGCTTAGGAGCAAAGAATTTATTAACTTTCTCTGGTCCCTTTCGCTCACCGTATCGGTAACTTCCCATCAGTCAAAGAATAACATTAGGTGAAAAGGGCCTAGTGTCATATCTAGTCCGAGAACATCGAAGTTCACTAAAAATCCAAGTCCCCAAACACCTACATCAATCTCAAATACAGCCCTTGTACTTCCTTTGTGATTTAGTTCGAGTATCATAGTGGGGCTCCTTACTTACTTTCTAACTACATGAATAGAGAATATTAGGCCAGCTATCATAGCAAGTAAAAAGATTATTACCTGCCCTTGGAAATGTGTCATAAACCTAATACTATCCAGATGATTGCCATGTACAGCACCAGTAACAGGGCTGTCGATTCCATCACGAAATTAGTTTTGTGCTTTCTCATTGTGGGGTTCCTTTTCCAGCGTGTGTCGTTTTCTGCTCCTACTTGCCGGAGCTTCCAAAACCCATGCAATAAATCTATCTATCGCGGGTCGATCCCGGCGGATGAAATTCCTCATACTGAGGTGTGAGAGTTTCCATGCAGAATAGATACTCTCGTTATTATTCACCCAAAGTTCCCTTTCGGTGTCATTCATTCTTTTCTTTCTCGATTGAGTCCAACTTATCCTCAATCCATCTTTCGTCATTCAGCATATCGGCCCGGTCTGCCATTTCATCAACCTGAGCCTCGCTTGCCATTTCACTCAATTCCTCGTCGGACTTGTCTGGATACTCTGCATCCAACCGCTCGAAGTGAGCAAACCAATTATCGCTTGACATGGGATAAAACCTCCTTCTTATGGGAAAAACGACCATAGGGGCAGGATCAGCCTCTCAACAATCCACTTACCGGCGCGCCGGGTGCCACAGCCTTTTGATTGGGCGGAATGACTCCCTCTACGGTTAAACTATTTGCTGGACTCCTGCCAGCGCATACAATTTTGCTGGATCATCTACAACCAGCGGCATTTTGAAGTGACGTTCTTTGGTTGAGCGTACTGTTATTATCTCACCCGCTTTATTCTGATACTGACTATCACACGGAAACAATCTATTGCTTCCTAAATGGCATCCACCGCTAACAAATTTCCACATAAAATTCCTCCTCCTTAAAAATGCCCCTTATGGGATTTCATACCCAATCCTCTACCGCGACTTCCGGTAACGTGCACGATCCTGAGAATACACACACCCTAGGGGCAAAATAGAGGGGCTGGGAATCGAACCCAGAATAGGCAATCTCGTTTCCTATTCCTCCTGCCAAGCTATCTTCCAGTAACTTGGGAGGCACCCTCAGGTTTTCTCCTTCGAGGAACTAGACGTATCTTCTCCTTCGAGGAACTAAGACGTATAGGCCAGTTTCTAGTCATGGCCCAGGACTTTCAGAGAGTGGGTCCACAGCCCTGAGTGGGCAATCCCTCATTCTCCCTGATAACTTACTTCGCCTTCTGTTCTTGAATGTACGGCCAAACTACCATTTTCCAAGCCGTCCACAAAATCGTGGAGTTTCTAATCTTTCCAAACGACCTCGCTTTGGCTAGGAATCCATCAAAGATTTTCTTTCTTTCTTTTGCATCTTCCATAGAAATTATTCCGGGTGTAGGTTTGGACCAAGAGTTAGCTCGTTCCTGATGCCAAATTTTCTGGCCCACATGGGATTTCTTTGATTTAATACTCACGACACTAGCGCCATGTAAAAGACTATCACGATTGTCAGTCTCCACAGCGACCATACTATATCTATCATGCCGCCTGTCCACCTTCAAGGTACATTTCTTCCTTGATCTTCTTAATCAGATCCATCATAAAAGTTCCTTCAACATCCCGAGAGAGTTCTATTCCTTCGACACTCGCCTCAATGATGTCAAACTTCTCATCCAGTAATTCCTGATGCCACCGTTCTATCTTCACATCACACTGTAGATAATAGGCATCAATCGGGTGTGGATCTCTCATTCTCTGATGCGCCCGACCTTCACACTGTTCGTGCCATTTCGGGGACCAAAGTTGATCGTTGAAGATTACCCAGTAACAATATTCTATGTTATGTGATTCTTTCGATGCTTCCGTTGTCACAACATACTTGACATTTGGATCTCCCCGAGCCGACTCGAATATCTCATCGCGCTTCTCAGGAACCATCGTGTGAAAATCACCGTTCGCTTTGTATACTGTACAAACAGCCTCATGTCCTAGTTCTTGAGCGATTCTATACGCTGATCCCTTATACTTTGCGAAGATTAAACCTGGCTTTCCAGTTTCTTCGTTCAGTTGCTCGGCCAGTTCCACAGTAAATGGAACCTTTTCTGCCGAGCATATCATGGATAGTCTTAAAAGCTCTGCTAAGATATGAGTTACAGATGTAGCATCCGGCTTGTCTCCACTCGGATCGAATATCTCTAGCTTCCGGTAGAATCCAGCCAGCACTTCCTCGTACCGAATCATTCCTTCATCCGACATAGAAGATATATTTACAACCCTATTCACATCTTCCATATCTTCCTGCACATCCCCACGCCTACGCCGAATGAATCTCGGTCGAAGCATCTCGTGAAGTTGTGCGACGTTTTGAGGAACCTTACCATCCCGCGTGTATGTATCCTCAAACGCTTTGTGACTTGCAAATGTTATGGGATCAATCAGATTCAACAACGGCCAAAATTCTCCAGTCCTATTAATAACCGGAGAAGCTGTTGCAGGAATCACGTATTCGATCCCACCTAGTTTCCTGTGTGCTTTCGAGCGGTGTGTGTCGAGATTCCTAATCTGGTGTGCTTCGTCGATGCCTAGGAATTTTACACCGGCTGCAATAAAAATACTCGGCCAGTTGTAATTCTTAGGATCATCTTTTGCTGTACCTTCTTCTTTCACATACGTTCCCATCATATCATGGGATATAAGTATGTACGGCGCACCAGCTAGAATCTTTCCAATCGCTTCGATCTTCTTACCGTTTGTATTCACACACAGTACGGGAGTCTCACCCGTTAGATTGAGAATCTCACGCTTGAAATTTGGAATAGATCCAGACTTGACAGAAAATACTATCTGAGCCTTTGGTTCTTCCATCCTCAAAATCTCTGCTATAGCTATCATTTCACAGGTTTTACCCAACCCCGTGTCGTCAGCTATAATCAGTTTCCCACCATTCACCAGAGCAAACTCAACACATACTCTTTGGAACGGCAGAAGATAATCATGGAACGGCTCGTGAATCTGTTTCTTAGCGTTCCAGACTATCCTGTCCAGCTTCCAGATTCGTGGATCTTTTGAATCTTCTTGACCCACAATTTCATCCAGCCGAGCGCGATCTTCAACCTGCTTAAGTATCACACCACGCGCCGCATCGGAGTATACTACCCCGGTTGTATTCTCAAGAACCGTAAAGATTCTCCAGCCTTCGGACAATGGAATAGTCCACGCATCTGACCAGTTCCACACAGCACCGGGTAATTCACTAAACCCCGCACCATACGTGGCCGCGTTCGGACCTTTCTTTGCCTCAAAAACTATATTACTTTTTGTAGATTTAATATCCACAAACCATTCTGGTGCGGTGAGGAACCAATTCAAATCATCCTCAACACCAACATCCCAAGAAACTGTCAGTAGCGGTAAAGCTTCCAGCTTTTCCTTGCAATCATCCCATGCTTTAATGGGAATCAAATTCATGGCGGGACGTTCTAGACCATCGTCGGGCGCACCATACTCTCTACGGACTTCACCCTTAAAGGCTCGTCCCGGTACACTTTTCCAAATTTCTAGAACATCCGGTCTGAATAAACTCTCACAAACCAGATTCCCACCACTTCTTGCTGTTACCACAACCTTGATTTCTTTCTTAGCGAGATCCTCAGCTTTCTTCAAAGCTTCTACTTCGGCATTAGCTAGTCGGATCTCCTTTTTCTTTTCTTGCAAAGCTAACAGTTTCTCCTGTAGCTTCGCCTCCTCAGCATCCAATAGCTGAAGTTCTTCCACCGACATTGTGGGGCTCCTTTGAAAAGGTACATCTTCCTGATTAAATATGAAATTCCCGTCCAAGTTTCGAGGCTTGGTTCTTGCGAGGATTGGAAGCGCATAATCCTGTCACGCTCTGCCGTGACGACACGGGAAACGAGATCCTTATTTCCAGCTTGCGATCACACCCTCAGCTTTATTCACACCACGAATCTCCGATTTCAACAATCCCTGACCAGCATGAAATCCTTTTTTCCAAGCGGATTGTTCCATATAACAACCCACTCCCACCAACGATACAAACCACGCGATAGCGAGTACAATTTCCAAGTCCATGATTTTTCTCCTCAATCTAGGAAGATAGCGTGTGTCACGCGGGAACGTGCAACGGGGAAAGAATCTCCGATACCAAATACTGAGCCATAACCCACGTAAATAACTTTGTCACTTACGCGAAGCACAGCTATATTTGCTGGATGATCTTTGAGCCAACGGCCTACGGTGGGAAACCTATCTGTAATCTGAACCCGAGCCGATTGTCCAACCCTACGCCCGAGTCCTAGATTCGTAGACTGTACTCTACGTCCTAAAACTTTTGCCACACTTGCTATTTCCCTGAACCCATTTCCTGCGTCCCAATCTGAGCCAGCTTCCAACAATCTATCAGCCGCCTCACATATCGTAATACCTAAAACTGAACTCACAACCCTTGGAGCCTGTTCCTGAGAATATCTAAGTATTTCCCAGTTCCACTCCCTACTTTGTTCGTTTTCCGCGATCATTTTCTTTTTCCTTTTGTGGGAAGGAAATCGTACCGACATATGTAATTTATCAGCTTTCGATCCGTTCCGCTAGGGGGGGCTAAGTCCTTTGATACCAACGACTTACGGGATCGGGTGTTGAGTTGATTGCCCTTACCTTATTCGCAAGTCGTTATGCTGCAACGACTTACAGCACTATCTCACAGTCATTTCGGGCGAAAACACCTTAATTCACCGTAAATCCCACGTATTCCATGTGTTCCACGTGTGAAAAATGACTCCCCACCTACTCGTATGGTATGCCGTGGGTGGTTTAGTATATTTTTTTATTTATATAATAGACTCTTACAAGCCCCAACAGGATAGAGTTACCTAGCCCATCATTACCATTGGCATCATGGCATCTAGTTAGATGATGAGATAGAGTGCTACCGAAGGCAATCGACAGGAGAAAATGTATGTAGGGTGTCATTTATCCCACGTGGACGGCATGGTATCTATGGACGGTCGTTAAACTGGCATCAATTATGTCAAGTGCTTCGTGAATTAGATTAACGCGTCAATTATACTTGGCGTCAATTAAATAATGGATGGATTCTCAGCAGGATATTTTCAAGAATATACACCCGAACAAAAACCGAAGGGTAATTTCAGTTTGGGCCTTGCGCGAGCCCTTGCTATTGCGTAGATTCCATATCAGGATAGGATCGGGGCCGCCGAAAGGCCTGCCGCATACAGCCTTCCCGAGGGACCGTAGATAACCCATCGCTGGACTACGCCCGAATTTTTCCAAGTGTTCGATTTTTTTTCCTTCCTTAGACGAGGATTCAATAATGGCTGATGCCAGCAACACACCGGCACCAAAGCCGAAGTTTGGTTTGGTTCCCAAATCGTTTGACGTTTCCAATGTGGACCACTTGGAAATTGTCCAGACGAAGCCGATTAGTTTCCACGAGCCCAAGCCTGAAAAGGCTCCGAAGGGTTGGAAATACGATTCCAAGAATGATCAGAAATTCTCGGTCGGCTTGGTCGTGCCGGAAGCTACGGCGGCAGGAATTTCGGCTTACATGGAATTCTATTCCACCAATGGGCCGAAGCACGATGGGTCCGCGAAAGATGGTGCGGAGTTCGTCGCCGAGTGCGTTCGGAAACGGATTTCCGATAATGTCAATAGCTATCTCGATTCTGGCGCTATTGATCTCGCACCACGATTTCTTCCTGCAATTTCGCGGTTAGGATTCGTTGACGAAAACGAAGCGAGAGCTTCGAGGTTCTTGGCTTGGACCGTAGCAAATCCCGGCAAACAGCCCGGTCCAACCGAAATGAAGGAGATTTTCGGAACGGTTGCGTAGCCAACATTTCTGTAAAGTCTGATGGCGGCCCACGATTTTCACGGCTCACCCGAAATTCCGTTGAGAATCGTAGGGCCGCCTCAGATTTTTGCCTCATTACAGCAGCTTAACATGAGAGTGTTGGCTGGACGACATTTCTGAAAGTGTTGGCTGGACGACATAACGCCCTGCGTTACTAATATCCCACCGCGTTACTATTAACGCCCTCCGTTATTAATAACGGCTCCCGTTATCAGCATCTTAAGCGCCAAAACCCCCCACCCCCCAAAATCCATGGCACGATTATTGCGGATTCTGCGTGTAACGAAGCATAAAAAATTTAAAAAGGTTTTTTTGAATAAATAAATCTATAGGGAATTAAGGGTATAGAATTATAAAGAGGATGGGGAAAAGTTTACCCCTTGACAAACATCGGTACTGCACCTTATTATAGGGGGTGATTAGAGGGGGAGGAAAGGGAAGGCATCCCCGTAAAAGCCCGTATACTTTTGGAGATACCATGCCAAGTCACTCAGAACTAGAAAGGGCTAAAAGACGGAGGCCCGCTCGGTCTAGTACAAAGGGTAGGAGTTCGCCTAGGAAAGCAAAGGGTGGGTCGCCAGTTAGAAGCAAGAGAGCCGCTAAAAGAGGCAGGAGATAAACATGGCAAGAGGCCAGCCGATTGATCTGGGTTCGCTGGTAATTCCCCAGGATCAGCAAGAGAGTAGTTTTATAGATTTTAGGAAGAAGCCGCTAAGGGGAATTATTATCTTTGCGCCATTGGAATTGAATGGGGCGGTTACTATGGAGGTGAGTGGAAATTTCTTTTTACAGTTGTCGAATCCAGAATTGATTACCTGGCAGAAACTACAATCTGGTGGGCAAAATATTCCGGTAGGTGCGAATCAGGCGGTGCCGTTGGACTTTGTAGGGTGGGATGCATTTAGGCTTGTATCGAATCAGGCTGGTGGAGAGAGTGTGGAGAGAGTCTTTGTGGTTAAGGGGGTAGAGGAATTATGAGCCTAGTCGAATGGTTCAAAGCGTGGAGAAGGGGGGAAAAGCGTGTGGGACCAAAAGGAGCAAGGGGACGGGTTTTTACTAAGAAGCATTATGTAGAGCCGACTGTGGGATATGCGAAGCCCAAGAGTGGAGGAGTCCCCGCAAAAACAGAGCCGATAGGTCAGATTTCTGCTAGGGTTTGGAGAGCTGATAAAGGTGAGTGGGAAGATCATGGAGTTATATCAAGAGGTCCACTGAAGGACGGTGTTATACAGAATCAGAAGGGGGAGAAATAAAACATGGCTACAATCTACACGGATGTAGGGGAGGCAAAGGTTGTAGATATTATCGACGGATCTGCTTCTTCTCCCGTAGATATTGGAACGGGAAATAACTTCATAGCGTGGGGAACTGGAGGTGGGACGGCGGTTAAAGGGAGTACAACGCTTTTTACTGAAGCTGCCGAGGCCAGAGTTGGTGGAACAGTTACTCAGCCATCTGCGGATATTAACCAGTGGGTAGCGGAGATTACTTCTGCTTCTGGTCAGACGATTACAAACGCTGGATTGTTTGATGCGTCAAGTAGTGGAGTCTTGGTTATTCATGGAGACTTTACTGGGATTGTTCTAAACACTTCAGATAAGATTGAGTTCACTATCTCTCTAGAACAAACATGAGTATTAGCATTGAGCAGCGGAAGGATGTAGTCTGGCACGAGTATCAGATACATGAGCAGCACCGCTGTTTGCTGCGGGTGATGGCAAAGCACTTAAATGCCATGCAGAGTCCAGCCAAACCACCTATCACGGAGGAGACTATACTCCAAGAAATGCTGGACGATATTGTTGAGCCACCACCTGACGAGATTCCGCGTGGCTAATGTCAGATATTCTCGTCAACAAGGTCAGTTCCTCGGCACAAACTAGTACCGACAGTTGGGTAGACGTAACTGATCTGGTTCAATCGTCAGTAACGGTAGACAGCACCGATGATGTGCTGCTGCTGATTGCCACCATCTCCATAGATCAAAGCAATTCCAACGACGATTGTATCACCCTGCGCTTCGCAGTTGATGATGTGCGGGAAGGTCCAGAGATTGCAATGTTCAAGGACGAAACGAATGGCGGCTGCGGAGCCGCTATCTGTTGGGCGCTGACGGGAATCAGCGGTAGTCACAAGTTCGCTCTCCAGATGCAGAGCAGGGGCAGCAAACATGGTGACCTGGATACTGGTAGGGTTCGCAGCTTCCAGGTAATTGCGATCACCGATGCCACCATCCTAGTCAACAAAACCTCCTTGGCATCAGACACCGTTGGCGCAACTTGGTCCGACATCGCTGGTCTGACGGATACTCAGACTGTTACGGCAGGAAGCATCTTGTTGCTCCTCGGAAATATGATGGGGACGCTAGATGGCGGTGAGTGGGTATATCGGCAACGCTTCACCGTAGGCGGATCGTTTGAAGGCCCTGATATGTCGTGCTTTAAGGACAACTCCAATGAGGGTTGCGGCCAGAGCATGATGTGGATGAAATCCGGCATTTCTGGCAGTACAGCTTTTGCCCTCCAATGGGAGAATATCAGTGGGGACGCAACCGCAGACGTTAATAGGGTCAGGAGTCTGCAAGTCATTGAGATCACCGCTAATGCCAACCTACCATTCACACCAGCAGTAAGTCAGGCAGCAGACGGACTGACCTCCTCCTATACGGATATAGCGGGCATGACAGGCTCGTTTACCGTGGACGGGACAGGCAGCATCCTAATCATAGCAGCGGGAGTTTCTCCTGTCGCCGACGGACAAGATGAATGTGGCTCCTACAGGATTTACGATGGCTCGACAGGAGAGGGGCCTGAGAATTACTGTTTTAGTGATACCACTGACGAATCCTGTGGGCACAGTGTCTATTGGGCAGTTACGGGCAAGTCCGGTTCTCATACCTTCACGACCAGGGGCCTGAATGTTCAAGGCGTAGTGAATATGGAGACAGGCCGCAATCGCAGCTTCTGTATACTGGAGCTAACGGTAGCGGCAGGTGGTGCGACATTTTTCAAAGTAATACCGGCGACGGCAATAGGGGTAGGGGTTCTTGGTAGTACAACTACATTTGCCAGAACACTACCAGCCACAACTATTGGCACTCCAGTAGTTGCAACTATTAAGACTGGGATTCAGGCACTTTTAGCTACAGCAATAGGAGTAGCTACTGTAAATACAGCTTCATCGTTCTTTAGAACCCTATCAGCTACGGCAATAGCTGTGCCGGTTTTACTGAAAAAGATGTTTGTTACACTTGCAGCAACTTCTATAGGCACAGCAGTATTAGTAACAATTAAGTCAATTTTACAGACTTTAGCAGCCACAGCAATAGGAGTAGCAACTCTCAATACAATATCTACACATCTTAGAACTCTTGTGGCTACGGCAACTGGTACGGCTACATTAAATACCGTATCGACATTCTTCAGGACTCTGGCAGCTACGGCTGTAGGATCTGCTGCTTTAGTTAAGAAGATGTTCGTGACTTTGACAGCTACCGCTGTTGGGGTTGCAACAATAGTAGCAGTTAAGTTTTTCAGTGTAGCTCTGGCAGCAGTTTCTACTGGTGTGGCGACTTTAGGTACGATTGCTACACATCTCAGAACATTAGCTGCTACGGCTATAGGAATAGCTACATTAACTAGGATTAATACGTTTGTAAGAACCTTAGCCGCTACAGCCGTAGGTTCAGCAACATTAGTAAAGAAAATGTTTGTAACCATTACCGCTAGGTCGATGGGGATTGCGACTCTCGTAGCAGTTAAGTTCTTTAATGTAACTATGGCTGCTACAGCAGTTGGCGTAGCGGTGTTAGGAAGGATTGTAACAAATGTACAAGCTCTGATTGCTACGGCAGTTGGAATTGTTACACTTAATACGATTAGAACAGCTTTCGTGACTCTGGCTGTAATAGCGGTGGGTGTTCCGTCTTTAGTCAAGAGGATGTTTGTCACGCTGGTAGTTATAGCGGTTGTAAATCCGATCTTAGAAGCAACCAAGTTCTTCAGTGTTCTACTAGCTGCAATAGCTACAGGGGTTGTAACATTAAATACCAGGATCTCATTTACTAAGACTCTAGCGGCAACGGCTGTAGGTGTAGCTACGTTAGCTCAGAGATTAACCCTAAGTCTATTACTGATAGTTATAGCTGTAGGAGTTGCAGGACTCACAGCATTTCAGATATTTCCAAAACTAGCTGGAAAGCTAACAAGGATAGCATCACGATTTACTTCCTCAGGGGAAATAACATAATGGGTGACGTGACGAGTGTTGGTAGGATTGGTAGAATCAGTTAGGGAGCATTATGCCTACAAAGTTAATTAAGAACTGGTCTTTGAAACACGAAGCCGTCGTGCAGATGCGACTGGCTGGTTGGCCTGTTCCAGATATTGCTAAGGAGTGTAGATATTCTAAGGTTAGGGTATCTCAGATTCTTGGTGATCCAAAGGCGAAGTTAGTTGTTGCAGAGACTATTGAAAGACTTCGCAGGAAGTCAGAGGAGCAACTTGAGGGGAAGATAATAGCACTCTCAGGAGATGCATTAGATCGTCTTGGTGAGACTATTAGACATGAGGATTTCCTACTCGGATCTGACGCAAAGAAACATCAAGATAACCTTAGCCTAGGGTTTTTACGTGGGGCTGGTGTTTTGAATGGTATGGAGAATGGGGCTAGAGATACAGTTGAGAAAAAGGCTCCTATAGATGCATCTTTGTCTAAGAGACTTGTAGAGGCTTTGGAAGAATCCAACAAAGCTGATAAACTCAGGATACTCAAAGTAAGAGAGGACGCAAAGGAAAAAGAGGAAATAGATGAACAGATTAAAGAAGCTGACTTTGAAATTGTGGAAGTAAAATGAACGATCTAGGGGGATTTGGCGATCTCTTTGATGAGGCTAGTATTACGGTCGCTAGGAGAAACGCTGAACATAAAGCTAGGGATTGGTCCTCCGACGATGTAGCTATGCTCAGGAGAAAGTGTAAGAATGATCTATTCTTTCTCGCTAGGGGACCACTAGAGTATACACGGCTATCTCCTAAGTTTCATGGGGATCTAACAGGGTGGATGGCTAGGACTAGGAACGAGCAGTATAAAATGACCCTGCTGGCTCGTGGTCATTACAAGTCTACTCTAAAGACTATTGCTGAAAGTATCCAGATGACCCTACCAAATGATGTAGGGATTTTAGAGCACCCATTCTGCCTAGGCACAAATGCAACAATTCTCATATCCCACGAAGTTCGAGAGCGAGCCGCTGACTTCCTATTTGAAATTGCGGCAGCGTTTACTAGAAAGCCTGGAATGTTGGCCCTCTTCCCAGAGTGTATCCCAAATAAGAATCTGCAAAGAATCAACAAGTGGCAGTTGGAGCTACCTAGAACTGAGCACCCTAAAGAGGCCACATTTAACACGATTGGAGCTGGAGGAGCTGCACAAGGTGGACACTTCAACTGGTTAATGCTAGATGACCTTATTGGGGAGAAAGCGCGGGACTCTGAGACTATTATGCGAACCAATCTTAATTGGTTTGATAATATCAATTCTCTACTTGGTGCTAGTGACTTTGAAATAGATGGGTGGGATTTGATCGGGACGCGATGGGCGTATAACGATACCTATTCTCACGCTATGGAGAGGTATGGGATCAATCTAGAGACTTCTGTTCTTAATTGCATAGGGCCTAAAGAGATAGAGAAGTTTGGTGGTGGGCTATTGACTGTATATGCCCGTGGTGCTATTGAAAACAATCAACCCGTTTTTGGAGAACAGTTCACACTAGCTAAACTAGCAGTTCTGAGGAAGAATAGACTAGTTTGGGCTGCTCAATATGCTAATAATCCCTCTGAAAGTGGTCTAAATGAGTTCCCTTGGAGATTAAAGTTCTACAATATGGACGCTAGGGAGAACATTGTTGTATTTACAGGGGACGGGAGCTTTAGAAGGACCAAGAGTGAGTTGGATATATGCATATTAACAGATCCATCTATGGGAGAAACAACACATGCAGATGAAACTGGTATTATGGTTGTCGGCGTTGACCATAAGTTCAATATATTTATACTGGAAACAATCAAGAAGAGGCTCCTTCCCCCCGCATATGTAGATGAGCTGTTTAGACTACACTTTAAGTACAACCCAAGAGTTATTACTATTGAGGAAGTTAACTTCTCCGCGATCTATAAGTATTGGATTGAGGAAAAGAGCAATAACATGGGCGTCCACCCCCCTATTCGCCCCTATAAGCCCGGAAACACGCGATCTAAGCCTGCAAGAATTAGAGGGCTTTCCCACCTGTTTTCTGCGGGCCAAGTATACTGCCACGAGCAAATGCACGACTTTAGGGACGAATATGAGCAATTTCCTATGGGAAAATCAGAACATTTACTAGATGCGCTTGCTCAGGGTCCAGAATTCTGGAGAAAAGGCTTGAGTAGAGCTGAATTAGACCACCAACAGGACGTTGTGAATGAATTAATTGACGAGCGTTCTGAATTAACCGGATATTGATAATGTCAGAGCCAGGAGAACTAAAAGATACGATTTCACAGGCTTTAGCCGTAGCTACAGATAGAATGAGCCCCCCTAGGGACGAACATAGTGATTATGCGATGAGAAGATTGGAAGTAGCACAACTATTAGAGGATCTTACTGGAGATAAGATCAAGGCGCTGGAGGTTCTGAGGAGATTTGAGGCAGGACTTTGGGCTACAGCACTATTGTATAACGAGAACGCTGCACAAGCCCATCAATCATTTGGTGTAGGATTCGACGCCTTTTGTAAAGAACTAAAAGCGTAAGGAGATAGAATGTTGTTACAGGTAATCCAAGAAATCGCACAATCTGTATCAGAGGAGGGCTTGCCTACTGGTGGTATAGTTGGTATATTCCTAGGTATGGCAGCGGTTTCTGTGTTTATGCTGGACCGGCTTGTATTCATCTTACAATCTCGTGGAATCATACCCACTAGAAAGGGTAACCCAAACGGACAACATAAACTAGGTGATCTTCATAAGTGGTATACCCCAGATAAACCTGGAGGCGTACCTCCGTTTGTAACCTGGTTCGCGTTGGACGAGTTTCGTGAAACACAGACTAAGTTGGAGAGTGCAATCAAAAACAATACGGAAACGACTCAACTGCTGATCCAGACTCTACAGGTTATGCAGGAATCGTCAAATCTGAGAGATGAGCAAATCCAGAAGATAATCAGTAAGTTGGAAGCGGCTTAAGGGGGATTCTATGAGTTTCTTAGACATGCTATTTCCTATACTACTAGGTGTAGGAACACAACAGATATTTGGTGGAATCAAGAAAGTCTCAAAGCTCGTTGATCGACTTCCAGCTCCATTCCAGCAACTTAGTGTTGTAGTTATCGCAGCAGGAGTTACTTGGGGATCTCAGTATATACCAGGTTTAGATCAAATCATAAGTATGGCTGATCCTAGCCTAGCAGCATCCATTAGTGCAGCTACCGCGTTTGGTGTTCATCGTCCGAGCAGGTTGAGGGAGAAATAAGGTGACAAACGCTTTAGTCTATGATGCAGCATATAGGGGTGATGTTGCAATCCAAGGACCAGAGGAAGTATCCTTTGATGATGTAGGTATCAGAGGGAACTGGCCTAGGATGATTAAGTTGGAAAAGGATGTAGAAGAAAATCTTAGGTTGTGGATAGATTCAGAGATAGAAGCATTTAATCTAGAAAGAGCAGATATTCTAGAAGATTGGATCACATGGCAGAAGCTCTATTGGGCAGAGCCACTTAAGAAAGTCAAGAACTTTCCCTTTAAGAAAGCTGCGAATGTTGTCATACCTCTAGCTGCGATTGCTGTAGAAGCATTTCAAGCTAGGATTATGAACACATTGTTTTCAGTCGAACCATTCTGGTCTATCAGACCTAGGGCCAAAGAATGGATTATGGCTGCAAAGCCTTTCGAGAAGTATCTCCAATCTGAGGTTGAGAACGGTGAGACTCTAAGGACTTATGAGTTTTGTAACGAGACTACGACGGAGTTGGTTAAGCTTGGGACTTGTGTTGGTAAGACAGGATACGAGAAGCTAACTAAAAAGAGTAAGCGGCATGTAGGTGGTGAAGATCAGGATTTCTATGTAACGGTTAAGAATGGCCCAACTATGGGTAGAGTTCCTCTAGCTAATTTCTTTATGAGGTTCTCTGAGTTAGATCCTGATACTGCACCGTTGGTGGGAGAAAAGCACAGGTTCTCCTGGGGCCAATTAAAGAGGTTTGCTGGTGATGGTAGGATGCGGAAGGAAGAAATTGAGAAGATCAAAGAGTTTTGGGTAGATAGGATAAACCCAAGTGCAGAACCTAACGATGGGGATGTACTTGCTAGGGAGATAGATAAGCTTGCAAACACTGAGCCTATGTGGACTCAGGAGTTTGAGGTATATGAGTTCTGGTGCTCATTTGATGTAGATGAAGATGGCATAAATGAAGAGATCGTAATTGATTATCATAAAGAGAGTAGGCGTTTTCTATCTATACGGTATAATTGGTATGATGATCTTCATAGGCCGTATGACATCTGTAATTTTATTAATGTGGAAGGGATTTGGCCTGGAATAGGACTGTGTAAGACTACGCAGCAATTTCAGGAAGAAGTTACGACCATCCACAGGCAGAGACTAGATAATGCGACTCTTGCTAATATGGCCCAGATTGTTCTTAAGAAAGGCATGGGCTATGGACCCGGTGAGCCAGTCTTTCCAGGCAAGATGTGGTTCGTTGATGATCCGACTAAGGATATACGAGAATTCAAACTTTCAGAAATATACCCTTCTGCTTTTAACAACGAAGAAAGTCTCGTCAGATGGTTTGAGAAGAGGACAGGCGTTAATGAGGTTGTCCTTGGAATTCCACAAGAAGGAACGCCGGGAACCGCTACATCTGATCTGACCAGACTTGCGGAGGGTAATAAGAAGTTTGATCTCGTGATGAAGAATATTAAACGGTGGCTTGGGGCCATTGGAGTAAATGTTGTAACGAATTACCAGTTGTTTGGTAATCAGAATGTACACTGGTTGGTTTTGGGTGAGGACGGAGTATGGGTTGATGCTATATTAAATATGCCTGGTATTCTAATCAGGCGGGGTGCGGTTATAGAGTTAACTGTTACAGATTCTATAACTAATAGGGATGTAGAGCAGCAACAGTGGATGAGCCTATTCCAACTTATTACGAATTACTATCGGAGCGTGGCAGAACTGGCGCAGTTGCTTGGACCAGAAGTATTTGGTACAGTTGTGCAGAAAGCTCTTATATCGTCCGACGAAGCTCTTAGACGGCTTCTTGATACATTCGGTATCACTGATTCGGACAGATTTTCCCTAGTATCGGAGCCACCTAATGCAAACGGAGACAATCCACAGGGAGCACCCGCCGGGCCTGGAGCCATTGGACCGACTGGAGGAGGTGGAGCTACAGCGCCTAATAGACTTAGTGGGGATGCCGGGGTGGGCAATATTTAGACGAATAATGGATGATTTTCATGTTGGCCTTCTTTCACAGAACGCTTCAACACCAGACGAAGCTCTTGCGAAAGTAAAAACTGAGGAGGGATTTGGCCTTGCCCTCTACCTAATCTCTAGGGTTTCTAGTCGAAAGGAGATCAATTATGGTGAAGATGCCGTGGGACAAGGAAAAGAAAGAGGACAAAGAAAGTACGTCGAAAACATCAGCAGGGGACTTGGATTTGGGGGACGACAAGAAAGACCCACCGAAGAAGGTGGAGACGATTACAGATCCGCCCCCAACTCCTACGGGAACTGAAAGTCCCTTTGGTCATCCCGATTTGAAAGGGATGTCAGAAGATGATATTGCAAATAGACTTGCACTATTAAATTCTACTGTAAAAGAACAAGGCGCAGCATTATCAGAAGCTACAAGAGCTGCTGCGTCAGTAACTAGTCCTACAGTAGAAGGTACACCTGAGCGTAAAACGTCAACTGCTGCTGAGTTCTGGGAAGATCCTGCTAAAGAGATCAAGACCATGATTCAAGAGCAGATGGAAGAAACTATTAAACCTTTCAGAGAGGATCTACAGGCTGGAAGGGCACGAACAGCTTTGGAAAGGGTTACATCTAGACACCCTGACTTTGCTGAAAGAAAACCTATGATAGATTCTTTGCTATCTAGAATGGGAATAGAAGATCCAGATGAAGGAACTCTGGAAATGCTGTTTCATACAGCAGTAGGATTGCAGGTACAGGCAGGAGGAAATGCGACAGTTAAGGCAGAAGATCCAACCAGGGTAGAAGATTCACAGCGCAGAGATCCTCCACCTCAACATGCCCCATCTAGCCATCCTGTTGCAAAGGGCACAGAAGGTAAGAAAGAATACAGAGAACTCACCGAGAGCGAGAAGGAAGTTCGTAGGATGCAGGGATTTAAGACGGATAATGAATACCTCGATTGGCTGGAATTAGACGATGCAGACCTATTAACCGAGGCTAAGACCAATGATTGACCCGATTGAAATTACACCAGATAAGGCAGGGGAACAGTATGATCTGCCAGAAGATGATCTGCCACAGGATGATATGCCAGAAGATGAGGGTGAGGGCAAGCAGGAGACAACAGCCTTTACTGCTGAAGAAGCTCTGGATGCTATAGCAGAAGCAGACGCGGATCTACCTCTCAATGAGTTGGCAGAGAATATAAAAGATCAACTGGTGGAGGCTGTTGAGGGGATTATAGAAGAAGCTGCGGAAGCTGCTGAAGCTGTGACTGAAACTGTAGTACCAGATCCAGATGCGGAACAGGAAATCTGGGAACCTGGAGAACTTGCAAAGGTATATCCTTCTGAGGTTCCTGTTGAGGAACCTACAACTATCCATCGAACGCGACTTCCAGGGGACGAGATAAAAGCAGAACCCACAGTAGAGCGAGATATTAAAGCTGCTGCTACTGAGTATAGTGTGAGTCAGTTGGAAATGGCTCACCAGTTTCTGAATAAGTATGGTATCAGAACAGATAAGCTCTCCGATCTACAGGTTATGGAGAAGCTCCAGAAGATCCAAGATGCTAGAGAAGTTGCATCTCAGGTTCTTTCTCGTGGTAGAGTTATGGATACTGTGGACCGTATCTTAGAGGATCTACCAGACGGGTTGGTAGGGGAATTCAAGCGAGATAACGATCTTGATATATCTCGTGCTAGGGCTCTGCATTGGCAAGTGTATATAGATAAAGAGCTTGCTCAACAGACACTTACTGCCGCAGATGATGGGTGTGTTAGGTTAGGCGATCTAATACTTATGGTTATACCAGAGGAGACTTACGTTGGTAATCGCCTCGCAAGGGCTGACAGACTAGCCGAAAGGAGGGTAGTAAGGAAAAGAAAGGGGAAGCCAAAACAAGGGGACGAGATTATGGGAGCCGATCCCAAAGTCCCCATCATTCAACTGTAGGAGATAGTTATGGGACTGCAAAGGTTCCAGCCTGCAAGACGGGCTTCTGGCCCGCCGGAAATTGCGGAGTTTGATATTCAAGCTTCTGCAACTTTCCCAGCAGGCGCTCCGGTGCAGCGGGATACCGTAGAATCCGATATTGAAGAAGCTGCCGGTGGCGCAACCGTCGATGGTATTATCGGAATAGGTATGTTTGGTGTAACTGCGGGATTGCCCGCTCCGAAAGGTAGCACAGGATTCGGAACCAGAGTTCTAGTGGCGATAGCAAACCACGATCAAGAATTCTGGGGGATGCTTTCAGACGGGACTGATGTTCAGGTTCCTGATTCTGGAAATGAGGGTACGGACTACGGAATAGTCAAAGTCAGTGGCGAGTGGTATGTGGATGAATCCGATATCAGCGACGTTGTTTTGACAGTTACGAAGTCGTTCCCTGACAACAGGACTCTGTTGTTCAAATTCCTCGCAAGCGCCGTATCTTTCTAAAGGAGGAGTATTATGCATGTACGCGGCGCATTTAATCATCTGCTGCGCCCAGGGCTTCGGAGAGACTTCAGAGACAGTTATATGGGCTTTGAAGAAGAGTATAGCAGGATTCTCCGTACTGGAACTATGGATAGAGCAGAAGTAGAAGTTACCACCATTTCTAGTCTGCCAAGACAGGTACAGATGGCTGAAGGTGAGTCATTTACTATCGTTGACGCAGAGCTGGCTGACAAGATTGTTTATTCGGATACTCAGTTCGGTCTTGGGATTTCAATATCTCAGGAGCTTATGGAGGACGATCAGTATAACAAGGCTAATCAGTCTGCGAAGTGGTTGGCACGTTCCACGAGGCTTTCACAAGAGCATGAGGTTGGGGATTGGCTTGACGATGCTTTTGATGGAAACACGTTCACAGGATTTGAGGGAGAGTCCCTAATCTCTGCTTCGCATGAACTTATCGGATCGGATCAAACGTGGTCTAACCAGATTGCTGGAAATCTCCAGCTTGGTGTGACTTCTCTCCAGGCAGCGTTTGAGCTTGGTGAGCAGACAGTAGATCATGTCAATGAGCCGATTCCGGTTCGTATTGACACGTTGTTTATTAATATCGCAGAAGAGTGGATGGCAAGACAGCTCACGATGAACGAGCATGAGCCGTTTACTTCTGACCGCAATATTAACGCAACACGTAGTAAGAGGCAGCTTTCTTTCGTTGTTTCTCACTACAAAGATCAGACTGGTTCGGACTGGTTTGCGCGTGACACGCAGATGCACGATGCACATTTCCTGTTTAGAGTGCGTCCACAGTTCCCTGACTGGTTTGAGGACAAAACTCGTTCTGCTTTCTTCGCCTCAAGGCAGAGGTTCCTCGTCTATCACTACGATCCTAGAGGCTGGATCGGATCTAACGCGGCCTAGGGGGGCATATTATTATGGGTGCTACCCATCGCTCAGGGCCGGTTCTTCTCTCTGGCAGGGATCTAGACCGAGAATGGTTTGTTGATCTGCCTGTGTGGGGAGATCCTGATTTTCTCGTTAAGATGGATGATTTTGACGGGATCGCGATTGATTTGACTAACGACTGGACTCAGCTAGAAGATGGTAATGCTTCTATGGCGATAGAGGCGGATACTGAGGGTGGTCGGCTTCTCATGTCTACTAGTGCGAACGATAATGAGGGCACTAGTATTCAGGGAAATGAAATCTTTCGTGTCGCGACCAGCAGGAATATTTGGTTTGAGACTAAGATTCAACTCTTAGATGCCACTAACTCCGAGTATTGCTCTGGTCTTACTATTAACTTTATCACTGATCCAGAGGCCATTCTTGCTTCGCCTGACAGGATCGTGTTTGAGAAGCTCGATGGGAATGAGGACATTATCTGCATCACTGAGATAGGTGGTGTGGAAACGAGAATTGATTCTCAGCGAGACGTTGTTGCTGCAACGGATATAACACTTGGGTTCAGAGTTGTTGGTACGGGCCTAGTGTTATTCTACGTGGATAGGCAGTTAGTCGCTACTGTTACCACAAACATTCCTGACGATGAAAACTTGGCCCTCGCAGCTTACGTTTTAGCCGGTGATGCTGCTGGTACAACTCTGGCGATTGATTATATCTCTGGAGTTCAGTCAAGATAAGGAGCTTAACTTATGAAAACTAAAGCCTTAATAGTCGGGGGCTTAGCTTCATTTGAAGGCCCGTGGGTACATCTGGACGAAGGAGAATGGTTAGTCGAGCCATCGCCAGATTTTGAAATTCATCTTTCTGGTACTGATAAACTGTGGTATCCAGAGCCAGATGGGGAGTATGAGTTTACTGGTCCCATTAGAATTAGAGCCTTTGTTGTAGACGATTACAAAGGTGATGGAGTATTTATCCAAGCAAGGAAACTCACATGAAGGCAGAAGAATGGGATGCGATAACACACTTCAGTTCATACGAATTTCCACATCCTGAAGAAATGGAGATTGAACTTATCTCTATGCTGTCAAAGGCTAGGGATATATCTGGGATACCTTATAAAGTGAGTTCTTCATTTAGGGACGGTGATCCCCGAACTCATGGACAAGGTGAGGGAGTTGATATTAAAGCTGCTACAGGTAGGCAAAGGTATTTGATAGTTATAGGACTACTCGAAGCAGGCTTTGTTCGTATCGGTATATACAATAAGCATATCCATGCGGATGTGGGACACGAAGATGATGGATTCCCGCAGCGTGTCATTTGGCCGGGGAAATCGAAATGAGCCTTACAGTCACCAGAATGATCTCGTTGTTGCGAAAAGGTCTTGGGGGTATAACTGCTACAGAACTACCGGATGCTGATGCAGAAGAACTCTTAAATATGTCTCTATGGGAACTGGAGGATAAGTACCCTTTTGAAACCAAAGAGACAGTCTTTACTTCAACCCTCAAGGTAAATAAGTTTGAATATAACCTAGGTGGGATCTCTCGACTTGATGCTTTGGTTTCGATCTCTTGGGTTGATACAAATGGTCAAAGTCATAAGCTAGATAGAATGACTAGAGCCAGGTATGATGAGATTTTCGAGGATGGAACTGGAAGTGATCCTGTGGGGCCTCCGGTTCAGTTTTTGAGGGAAGGTAACGTACTTACAGTATGGCCCCCGCCTAGTGATGAAGAAGATGGAAAGACACTCAACATAGCCCTCAAAGAATCTGTAGAATCTCTGTCAGGTGGAGCTGATACTACGGGATTGCCTAGAAACTGGGATGAACTTGTGTTGATGGGAGCTATATCCAGAGGCCACTTCTACAGCCTCGACTATTCTCAAGCTAGGGAATCTAGAAATTTCCAAGTAGGTGTTATACGTTCTACAGTTTCTACGGAGGCAAAGGAAGAAGAAGATTCTCGTTATGCAGGACTTGAGGTTGCTTGGGATAGACCCTCATCCCCTGGAAGTATTGACTCAGATTCAGATTCAGTACCTAGGAGATAGCTTTGACTACTTGGACTAAAAAGTCTCCTTCAGCTTCGATTGATTGGTTAAAAACAGTCACGTTTGAGAAAGATTCAGATGGTTTTTACTTTGGAGCTTCTGGAATAATTAAAGGAAAAGTTCCATCTAAGGGAGCAGATAACTTCTACAGACTTGCTGGTACGCTGGAAGGTTCAGGATCGTATCTCGTTGGTAAGACTGTAGGTAACTTTATACAATCGGAGTTGAGATGAGTCCATTTCCTGATGGAACCGAGGTAGACGGGAATATTCCCTACATAGGGCAGTTCTTTGATAAAGGTGGGACCGTCTTTAATGTAGTGCATCCTGATTTTGGTGCGACAGGAGACGGGGCTACCGATGATGGGCCAGCGTGGAATCTAGCTGTTACTAATATGCCTGCTAATGGTGGGACTATTCAAGTTCCTGCTGGAACGTATGAACTAACAACTGCTTTCGACTTTGCAGCAAAGGATGGAATTGTACTCTGGCTTATGCCAGGGGTGGTGTTGACAGGGGAAGCTCTCCCCACGCCTACAGGGGATAACTTTATCCTAGACTGGCGTTCTGGTGAAATAAATCAATATGGTGCAGGTACGGAAACATCGACTACTACCAATATCAATATTGCTGGTAGCACTCTAAATAAGTCTAGTATCAGAATAAACGAAGGAGATGCACCATCCACTCCGGTTAATGGAGATATATGGGTTACTAATGCCGGACTGTTTGTCTTTATTAACGGAGGTACAGTAGGACCACTTCTTGGTGGGCCGCTCTCAGTTGCTGCGGAAGATATAACAGGAACGACAATGGCTATAAATGTCGTCGCCTTTCCGGGTTTAATTTCAACAGGAGTTATTACGGCTGGCGAATTCGTTACACTTCATGTTACGGGTCAGACTGCGATAGGGGTTGCACTTGGTGGTACTGCTAGACTACGAGTAGTTTTGGATACCGATGGGGAAAACATAGCTAGATTTGAACACTCTGGCTCTCCAGAACCAAGGGGATTAAAGATTGAATATACTGGTGCTGCACCAAATAGCACCGGATGTAACTTCTTACAGATGCGAGATACAGGAAACATTCGTGCCTTCTTTGTATCAAATGGTGGACTCCATAACCCTCAGTCTAATGATTTAGATATATCAGATGAAAGGACTAAGAGTGTTATAGGTCCACTAGATGCAGAAGCAGCTTGGAGTGCTATTGGAGGTATTGAGGTTGTTCGTTATAAAGACAAAGGTCAGAAGGACGCAAGGATAGCCATTGGAGCTACAGCACAATGTATACGCGACTGTATGCCTGAGTCAACTCGTCGTTGGCACGATGAAACTAAGCTGATGGGAGTCTACAATAAAGACGTTGTATTTTCCCTAGTCAGATTAGTTCAAGATTTACGAGATCGCGTTGTGGAACTGGAGAACTGATGTTAGTTAAGAATATCTTCATAAAGGATAAGCTTGCAGCTTTGCGGGAGTGTGGCAAGACCACTCCTCCGATGCATATTGCGATGGAAATGGTGAAGTTGCAGAAGCTTATGTTGTATCAACTTGATGATATTAGTGAGTTGAACAATGGGCTGATAAGTAAGTATGGAGAGGAGAAGGATGGAACACAGGCTATTGGACCTACATCGCCAGGTTGGAAGGCATATGCCAAAGGTTACACTGAGCTTATGGAATTAGAGGTTGAACTTGGTGATCCGTTTGTTATTTACCAAGAAGATGGTGAGATTAGTTGGGATGAAGATGGTCAAAACACGATAATCCTTTCTCCAAATGTCATTGTAGATATGGGTGATCTTTTGGATATTAGGATCTTAGATGAGAAGGACATTAAGATCGTTGAATCTGGAGGAAAAAGCTGATGTGCGCGTATTCTGTATTATGGAATGAAGCCACGCCTATAGGTACGTCTACGAACGCTAATACACTGGACACAGAGATACAGGAAGTCAAGGAATCTATCCGAGAGAGGATGAATGATATTCTCGATCCGAATACTCTTTGGGAAGATAATGATGCTCAACCCAAGCTTCTAGATTTCGCCTCAATACGCGACATTTCTACCCTGACTGGAACTCCACAGGTTGCACTAGTTTACAATGATACTACCCAAACTATAGTTACTGGCGTTGCGTTGTTAGTTCCATTTGATTCTGAACACTTCGATACCAACGACTTCCACGACAATGTTTCCAATAACTCTAGGCTAACCGTCACAGAAGCAGGGTACTATCGGATATATATGGATCTACAAATCAATGCTGGTGCTAATGGTGACTCTTTAACCTATAAGCTGTTTAAGAATGGGAATCCCTTGCATGAAATGCGACGACAGTTTGATCCTGTTACTGCTGAGTTAAGTAATATCGGTTTTGATGTTGTAGACCTATCGGCTGTGGATGATTTCTACGAAATAGAACTTGCACAAGGTAGTGGTAGTAACTGGAGTATTCTCCAAGATACAGATTTGGGCTTCTTTGGTATAGAGAAGTTAAATGGTACAACCTAGCAACGCAACGGTCACTCAGCTTAAGCCTGCTGCTGAGGATCTAAAAGGGTACGCGCACGAAGAAGAACTTGGGGGGTTACTTGAGGTTACCGATCTCACCCCAGGTATGATGACTTCTCCGCCTAGGTCAAGTCGGGCTTCTGGTAGTTCTCTTTCTATTATCAATGGAAGAATTAGGGATGGAGGAATTGCTCGACGTGGAGGCTATCCCGACTTCATAACCAAGCCTGACTCCAACCCGATCATGCGGCTTATAAGTTTTCATGGAGAGGGTAACGATAATAGAATAGTTAGAGTATCTAACGGTGGACTTCATGTAGCAAATACAACTGCTAATTGGACTTCCTACACCGGAACACCCTATTCTATATTCCTAAGAACTGACTATGCACAGATACTAGGGAATCTGTATTTGTCTAACCCTAGTAAGAAGATCATAAGTATTGATTTTCTAGATCAAAGCTATGCAGAACTATCCGATGTTAATGCACCTACCTGTAAGTATATTACATCCTTTGCTGAGAGAATCCTTGCAGCATATATCTATCATCCTACTGATGGTGAGTTACCTTTTGGACTCCAATGGTCTATAAATGCAGACCCATCGGTATGGACAGGGAATGGTTCTGGATCAGAGAATCTAATTCAATCTCCATCTGACACAGGGGATGAGATAACAGGATTGTTCACGATCAGTAATGTCGGTGTGATAATGAGAGAGCGGTCCATATGGCTAATCACTCGCCAACCTTTCTCCTCTGCACCATTTAGATTTACTGCCGTAGCCAATATTGGATGTGACATGCCTTGGAGTATTGCTAGGGTGAGTGATGAACAGGGTAAGGTTACAGGACTGATATTTGCAGACAATAGAACTAGAGGGATCTATTCTTTCACACCTGGATCTAGGCCCAAAAGATTAGATGGATCGGTAGCTGTTGAAGATCAGTTGTTTACTACTATGACTGATCCTAAGCTTGCAGTAGGAACATATGACCCACGGAATGAGAATTACCATATAGGGCTTCCAACTACTGCTCCGCCCACAACCGATCTACAAAAGTTCTGGGTAGTAAATATCAAGTATGGTGGGGCTATTCTTGCTGATGATGGCCCGGTTTGTACATCTATTGATGTGGTGACAGATATTGGTGCTCCGCTTATGATAGATGATTTGGTTGGGGTGATAGATGATCTAACTGGGGTAATTGATGATTTGGGTGGAGTATTCAAATTTGAGCCGATACTTGTAAAGGGAGATACTGCTGGTCAGTCTATTGTAGAAGATGATGATGAGGCTGGCGCACATACCTTTACATGGACTAGTCAGGATCTCGGGTCTGTATCCAGAGAAAGGTTAATAAAGATTGTTCAGATAGCTATAAGTGCTAGTGGATCTGGCAATACAATATTTGAGTGGTCTACAGATGCCGTTGTTTGGACTACACTTAAAACCTTTGCTGATGTATCAGCGTTGAGTAAGATAGGATTCAAGAAACAGTTGAGGGGCGATAGAATATATTGGAGAGTTACTTCCTTAGCTCCTGATTTTACAATGACAGAGTGGTGGGCCAAGGTTCAGGAGTTGGGTTTGAAGGACATAGCATGACCACTTTTGTAGAGGATGGTGATACTGATTTCCAATTAAATATAATACTTAATCAAGGCCTTGAATTAAGTGATAACTTTAAGGGGGCCTTACTTGAGACTAGTCTAGTAGCTGGAGTTAACACAGTCCTACATGGTTTAGGATTTATACCAATAGGGTATATAGTGCTTTATACAGAAGATGAAACAACAATCTTTGGAACGGATGTAACATTGTGGACAATAGAACAGATATTCTTGAATTCGAGTGCACCGAGCCCGAGGGTACGGTTGTTCGTACTGTAACACCTACCAAACTCTCTGCTGAAAGACTCGGATTCCTCTGGGAGAAGCTATCTGAGTTCGATGTGCTATTTAATGACTTTGTAAATGGCGATCTTCGAGCTTTTATAAGTCATTTTATAGTTCAGGTCGATGGTGAACTCAAGCCAACTGGATTATTCTGGGACGTAGACGATGTGGGGATATTACTTTTGAAGGAAATGATTCCCCTCCAATCTGCTGAAGCCCACTTTGTTTTTTGGGATAGGAGATTTAGGGGTAGAGAGAATTTGTGTAGGGGGATGCTCAAGCATGTGTTTGACCAGTTTAAGTTTGAACGGATAGAAGTTAGGGTTCCTCTGTATGCTCAGGATACTATCCTAGCTGTTGAAAGATTGGGCTTTGTAAAGGAAGGTAGACTCAGGCGGTGTGTGCCATATAAAGGTGATTGGTTTGGTGTGAACATATACTCAGTTCTCCCTGATGAAGTTGAAGGGGATTTCTCAATAACTAACAGCCAAGGTAGAAACGCACGACACACAACTTGTATGGAATGTGGAAATAAGTTTGATGCTGCCATTAAAAAGAGGAAGATCATGCGTCCTGTAAAGAGGGCTAAGGAGGTTCATAATGACCGGGCCTAACATTGACAAGGTAGGAACAGAATCTCAGGCTTCGCCTTTAACTGACGATATTCTTAAGCAGTTACAGGGTATCTTGTCCCAAGGAGGATTAGGTACTGGAGCTGGTCCTCTACAGAGAGAAGCCGGAACTGCAATCCAGCAATTTGTAAAGGCTCTCCAGGGTACTCTTGGTGGAAGATCAGAGGGTGTTAATAAATTGATTGGTGGCCTTGAAGCCGGTAGTAAACGTAGGACTGATACGGCTGCTGCGGATCAAAGAGAGGCATTTGGAATAACAGGCAGTAGGTTTGGATCTCCATTAGCAACCAGTGAAGCTTTGTTAAGAAGTGAATCTGCTACGGGATTAGATCAGACTATCGGAGGGATATTAGAAACCTCTCGTCAGTTTGATACCAATGCACTTCTTGCAGGTATATCACAGTTGTTTGGTCAAGGTCAAGCAAACACTAACGCGTTCACAAATCTACTACCTCTAGGTGTATTTCAGGAAGAAGTTATTGCGACCCCTGGAGTATTCGATCAAATTCTTGCTGGATCTATTCAAGCTGGAAGTAATTTCCTGCTTCCTAATCCAGCTGGAGCGGTCACATAATGGGTGTTACAGTTATTGATTCAGGTGAGGGGGCACTATCTAGGGCTATTGCTAGTGTAGGTGATGCTCTAGGTAAAAGACTTCGTGAACGTCAGAATAACGCTGATAGGATCATCCGTAATCCAGCTAGATTTGCCAGTGTAGCAGAAGCTTATAGAGCAGCATTAAACGTAAGCGACGACGCTGGTGCGACTCTAATAGAGAGTCTTAGGGTTCCAGATGATTTTGGGGATACTCTTTTAGCTCTACAGGCTACTCCTGCTGAATTGGGTAGAGCTGCTGATATAGAAGGTGACGTTCCCGGTAGAGTATCTGCTGGTAAAGGGATAACAGCGGATTTGGTAGTTGCTAAGGCTGAGGCTGAGATAAGTTCTGGTGTTATCGAGACAGAACTAAATGCCAGAATTGCCACGGGAGATTTGACTGCAGCAAGTGTTGAGGCTCTCCTTGGGTCTGGAGTCATAGACTCAGAACTCGCAGAGAGATTGGCAGTATCTTTGCTAGGTGCTGATACTGCTACGGTTCGTAGAGATGTAGGAATTCCAGAAGCAGAAGCAGCGGCAGATTTAGGGACGGCTGCTGTAACGACGGCAAAAACTGGTCAAATCATCACACAGAATCTTGCTGAAGCTGAAGTTACTGCTGCTAGAATGGGTGCTCTTGTTGCGGGACAAAGAGATGAGGTTCTCTTAAACTCTGGCATGATAGCTTTGTCCTCTAAGAATGATCTACGGCAGATTATCTTAGATGGAAAGAGGCTTACAGCCGAACAGATTCTTGATCTTCCTAGAGTAAGGGTTGTAACAGAGCTAGGGGTTCTGACTCAACAACAACTCGAAGCTGAATATCAAGTTGGACTCATAAGGCATAGGATAGTAGAAGGTGTACCTCAGCTGACAATTTCAAGGGAAGTTCTTCAACTCAATGCTGATATTGCAGGGATCACGGACTCGATAAGATTTGCTAAAGCAGCCGGGGAATACCTCGACTCACTGGATCAAACTACAGCAAATGGACGCCGACTGTTTAATGAGTTTATCTTGGGAATGGAGAATCCCTCATTCCTAGCTCACATTGGTATACATGAGCAGCTTACTGAGAGAGCTAGACTGACCCGAGCGGCTGTATCCGCCTCTACTAGTGCGGAGATATTCTCTAATACCCTGACGATGATGCAGGAAATAGAGGATGCTGTTAACGCCTTAGCAGAAGCAGATTCAGACGAAAGACCATTTGCTCGACTGCAATTAGAGAACCTTAGGCACCTATCTGCTAAGATGATGGTGTCAGGAAGGCTCGAACCTATAGACTTGATCGGTGCCGATATGCATGGCAAAAGGTTTGAGTATTTCTATACAGATATTGACTCTGACGCAGTACACTTTGCTATAGGTGTTGCAGGTGAAGGGCTGTTAGATGGTGAATCTTCTGAGAAAGTCCTAGAGGATATTCACGAACCTCAAGATGAGTTTGGCGGTAGATCCTTGTATGATACTATGTCTCCTAGAGATCAAGAGATGTTTGACGAGAAGTTTCCTGTGTTGATCGAAGATGTTGAGGCTGCACGAGGAATTATTGCTACCAGACTTATAGTTTCAAGGCCTAGTCCTAGAGAAGCAGAGGCAAGAACTCAAGCGGCACAGAATCGAGAGGTTGTACTCTCAAGAGCTAGGGAAACAATGGAAACAGCCCCTCGGGAACTGTTAACCGCTCAGGATGCCGGGGATAAAAGGCAAATAGGTATTCTCGAAAGAAGGATAGGACAGGCACAAAGATTGCTCGCTCAAGGGCCTCTCTTTGATAACCTAATGATTCTCCCTGGCACAAGTCCACAAGACTTACTCGACCTAGTAAATGCAACATTCCCAGAAGTAGGCAACTTACCTAGATGAACACACCACAAAATAGGTTTGCCATAGCTGTTAGGCAACGACGTTTATCCGCACTCGGCCCTGATCCAGCTACCGACGAACTTGCATCGGGACTAGTCCCAAGCGAAGAACCCGAGCTTTCTACCAATCGTTTTGCTGTAGCTGCCAGAGTTAGGGGTGTTAGTTTAGCTGAGGTTGGAGGATTTACACGCAGAGAGACTGACATAGGTATAACTGAGGCTTTGGGTGCAGGAATTAAGCAGGGTTTCTTAGACCCACTTACTATCTTTGGACTCGAAATTGAAACTCCCGATCTAGATACAACGGGTGAAAAGGTTGCTAATGTTCTTGGTTCATTCATTGGACTTGGTATTGGTTTTATTCCCTTCGCTTTTGGTAGTGGTGCTATACTCAAAGGTATTGGACTCACTAAGCGTATACCGAGACTCCTCACTTCGATTGAAGGAGTAACAACTAGAAATCCTCTATATGGATTCATCCAAAATACTCTAGCAGGTACAGTTCAGATTGCAGGAACCAGTGAAGAAATCAGTGATCTTCCTTTGAATATAGCTATAGGTGCTTCGTTTGGTGCTGCTGTAGAAGGATTGTTTCTTGCTAGGGCTATGAAAGGCAGACGAGGAGCTTCTAGTACGGCTAAGGAAGTTGCTGATGGAAGTCCTCATGGGGATATTCCAGTAGACTTGGATCTGACTATCAAGGAAATTGTTATTGCACCTAATAATGCATCACATGGTGCCCCTAGAATTAGAACAGAGATCAAGAGTTTGTTTGAGGAAGATAGGACGTATGATGAAGCACTGACTCTTTTAGCTCAGGAACATGCTGAGACTGTTAGGATTCCTGGCTTGAAAGAGACTCAACCTACCGTGGACTTTGCTAGGAGCTTGTATCCAAATGCTCAGATCCTGTCTAGAAGTGTCCGAGGCAGAGAAGCCTTTGAGGTTCTAGTACATAATCCTACTGATCCGGCGGATCTACTAACTCCGAAGCAGATTCAACAGTGGAAGAAGTTTGGATTCGCAGAGGGACAAGAGATTTTATATGGTAGTCCAGCTAAATCGTATAAGGCTACGGGGAAGATAGTTGAGCCCGGATTTGTCCAGCTTATAGATCCCCTTAGACCTCGCAATCCGTTTGCTGTTAGGATAGAGGAAGCTACTAGACCGTTACTGGCTAGATTCTTTACTGAATCCAATGTCCGTCGTGCAACACTTCAACGGGCTATAATAGCTAACGAAGGTGAAATAGGTATGGTCATACCGTCTGCTGCTAGAGGTGAAAGTGCAGCTCTGACGGCTAAGAGAGGAATAGTGGATGTTGCTGAGTATGAGGAAATATCTAGTTTTCCAGCATGGTTAGAAAAGCATAAGGTTGCATTGGCTGATATTGATGCTGCTGATATTGAAGAAGCTGCACAGATACTAGGTAGAACTCTTGGAATCAAGGGTTTAGTAATTAAAGAATCTGGTCTTACGGTTAGTGTTAAAGTTTTCGATCAAAGGACTGTAAACTTCATAACCCAACCTCCCATAATCGGTGCACCTCGTGGTGAACTTCCAGCAGGTGTTACTGAGGCTACTCGTCCTAGACTTCGTATAAGACCCGTAGACGGAGCAGCAGTAAGACTACCGGATGGAACAATACGAACAGGTTCTAGTCACTTTGAGATTGCACAAGAGCTTAGAGCAGAGGGACTTGAATCAGCCTTCAATAAAGCTACTGATGGATTTATTGATACCTCTGGTAACTTCATAAGCAAGGAAAAGGGCTTTAGACTTGAGGAAATATTTGAACAGCTTGGGGACGTTCCCAATGTAGGTTTAACATTAGATAACTCTGTGACTTCCCTAGGCCCTAATGGAGAGACAATACTTCACAGCTTTGAACCCTCTTGGAGAAATTCAATGGGTTCTGCACTACGACGGCAGGGTGTGACTGAGAGGGATCTTCCAGCTCACTTGGATATGTTTGTTGCACAGATGGAAAAGCGTTTGGATGGTCTAATGGATGCTGAATTTATAGCCATGAAAAATGCTTCTGAAATTAAGTTTGGAGATTGCCTCTAATGGCTAAGATATGTGGAGTTCCTGTTTCTATATCAAAGATGGCCCAAGCTGCTGACTTAGAGGTGAAGCCAACTATTGATGGTAGATGGAGAATCTTCCGACGCAGTAACAAGTCTAAAGTAGCTACTGTGTCTACAGAGTTAGAAGCCCGTGAAGCTATCAATAGGTTTGTGGGTGAAGGGATGCCAGACTTGGATGCAAGCGTGACCATCCCCGTTAGAGGTACTCCTTTATCTCAAACTGGTGCTACACAGCAAAGTCAATTAACCGTAAAGCGGGAATTCATATCTACGGTCCAAGTTGGATTCGCAGCAAGATTCTTTACTCCTGCTAAACAGTTTATGCAGGCTGTTGAAAGGTCTGGTCACGGTCCAGCGTTTACCAAGATATATCAAGTTACACAGGTTGCTATGGGCAAGTTTAATGAGGCGATAGCCTTTACTACGGTGCCTGTATTAAAGGGAATGTTTGGGGCTACAAAGAAAGGTGGGGAGCAAACTTTCCAAGAGGCTGCAAAGAAATTAGATAAACTTTTTAAGTCTTTTACTCCTGAGCAAAGGAGACTAGCTACACTCCATAGTGAACACTTTACCAAGCAAGAACTAGCCCGGCCCGGTGTTCTTCTTGAAGAAGGTATGGATGCTACAAACATCGCACTAGCAGATGGATTTTCAGCTCTTGGTGTAGCAGAAGATATTCCCTCCATGATTAGGACTAACGCAATCATAGATGATTTTCTTAGTAACAGAAAAGATATGATTGAAGTTCAGATTCCTAAGATGGAGAATGCGATATTAGAAGGCAGACTTCCTCCTGAGTTCAGCCGACGTATCCAAGGTATGCTAGATAATGCTGGCACAGAGACTACGGCAGACGATCTTATGAAGATCATGGGGATTTCTGCTGAAGAAGTTGAAGGTATGCAAGCCTTGAGGACAATCATCGACAACGAAGATATAAACATTCCAGCTATATATAGGTACGCTACGGCTGAGGATTTGAAGCCAGGATTTAAGAATGGTCGTGAGCAGTTTGCAGCGACTAGGGGGATGCTACCAGAGGTTGTGAAGCTCTCGAATCAGAGAATGACATTGATTCAAGCGGCCTTTGATCGTACTGGAGCATCTGCTTCTCAGGTTGTAGGGGCACAGTATCCAATCTTTAGGGAGTTTATCTCAGCAGGGGTACTACCTGGGAATCAGTTTGGTAATTCTTCTAGGGGTGCAGTTAAAAGGTGGGCCAGGGTCTTGCAGGATCTACCCGAAGGTGATGAGATATTAAAGCGTAGGGTTCTATCTGGACATCTAGATCCACACGAACTGAACCCGGCAGTTACAGCCCTGAGGCATATTAGGAATATACTACTAAGGGAACACTTTGATCCTGTCATGCCTGGGGCTATGGCACAGCTTCATGCTATTTCAAATCGACTTGATGATCCCCGAATTGGTAAGATCATTGAGAACTATCTACACGAGCTAGAGGGGATACCTAACGAGAGTTTCAAAGCTCTCACCGCTATGGTTCGTTCGATGGGTAGGTTTGCA